AAAAAACGACTCGCCAAGTTCCGGCAGGAAAGCGACCGCTGGCAAGAGCTGGCAGAGGCCAACGAAGAACTTTGGGAGCAGGAATTTTACCCCGAGTTCGACCGCGCCGTCGCGCTTCGCTCCATCTACACGGCGGACGAAGACGGGCAGCTCCAGATCGTCAAGGAGCTGGGGGGCTATTACGAGCAGGCCTTGACCGAAGGCAACCGGCAAATGGCCGTTGCGATGCGCCGAATTGAGGTTTTGCAAAAAGAGACATTCATCCCCATGGAGCGGGTGCTTCGCCGGGCCGGATTCCAAACGAGCGAATGGGCCCCGCTTTACCTCATGGACGGCGGCACTTATCCCGACGATTGCCTGACGGCTTCGGAGTTGCTGACCATGGGCTTCGACGTGGAGAATCCTGGCCTTGTTGACGTGGCGCTGACTTCCAGGGGCGTTATCGAAGTGGATGTGACGGACGGGGCCGTTGACCTTGCGGAGATCGAAGAGCGCGTCTTGGCCGTCAAGCCGCTGCATATTGTCCTTGGTGGATACCGCAACATCTACCGGGCCGGGTGCAGCGTCCTGACCGACTTTTTTACAGGGTTTATCGCGGCTTACAAATTAAGCTATCCTTTCGACGCAACGGTTCTGGCCCTTGGCGACGGATACGACGAATACGCCTTTTCATCGCCCGTTGGAGTCACTGAGCCCTTCCCCGTCCCGTTCTTCATGGCCTTCGGCGACGGCGGGCACACGGGCGGGACGCCGGACCCGGAAAACAGCGCGGCGACCGGCCTGAGCAACGAGCTTTTGCGTGTTCGCGTCTTCGCCAACAGGGTCATTGATGCGAACACCCTGGAAGTGACCGGGCAGATCGGATACAGCGACCTGGACGGCGTGGACGTTTCCGAGATCGGGCTCTTCGACTCCTTCGGGCAAATGCTGGCGATCAAGCATATCGAGCCCAGAACCAAGGCCGCGCAAACGGTCATGAACTTCAAGGTCCAAATGTGCAATCTGGACACCCTCTAGGATAATCCCATGGCAAACGGCTTCGGGCGCATAGCGATGAACCCCGAAAAGGCCCGGAAAGGGGCCGGTTTCTTTTCTATTTTCGAGGTTTCCCCCGGCGTGTTCGACATTCTCTGGAAGTGGGGGGCAGGGGCCGGGCCGAACCGGGCCCTGTTTGCCTGGGAGGCCGTGGGCGGATGGGCAACGGTTACAACCGATGATCTGAACCGGGCCGTTCTGACCGGGATGCAGGAGCCGGGAGGTGTTTTGAGGCTAACGAGCCCGGAAGGAAAGATCTCGGATTTTATGGTTATTGTCGAGTCTGGTGGGGTTAGCGTGGCATACAGAATAGCTGCGGGGGGAGATCATACCCTCGGGCTTAAATCGGACGGCTCAGTCCTTGCGGTGGGAGACAACGCTTTGGGGCAAACAGGTGTATCCGGGTGGTCCGGTCTCGTGTCACTATCTGCCGGGTATGCTCACTCGCTGGGCCTTGTGTCCGATGGAACAGTTTTGGCCATCGGAGACAACTCGTCGGCCCAAATCAACACGAACGAATGGACGGGCATTACTGCCATTTCCGCTGGAGACTACCACTCCATTGGGCTTAAATCTGACGGCACTGTTATCGGAACGGGATCAAACTATTTCGGTCAGATAGATGTTTCTGGGTGGGCCGGAATCGTTTCTATATCTGCCGGATACGAAGTTTCTTTGGGGGTCAAGTCTGACGGCACTGTTATTGGAGCCGGGAACAACTCCTCTAGTCAATTGGATGTTTCTGCATGGACAGATATTGTGTCAGTTGCCGCAGGCTCGTCATTTTCTGTCGGGTTAAAGTCTGATGGAACGGCGGTAACGTGCGGTAAAGACGCTTGGGGCTTTGATTTTTTAGATGTCTCATGGTGGACAGAGATCGTTGCTATATCTGCTGGACAATCGTATGTTCTCGGACTCAAGCAGGATGGAACTGTTCTGGTTTCAACGGCACTTGAGGTATATGGAACAATAGACACGTCTGGATGGATCGACATTGTTGCCATTTCTGCTGGAGACTTACACGCGATAGGTCTCAAATCGGACGGCACAGTTGTCGGTGCTGGCAGCAACGCATCAGGAAGACTCGAAGTTTCCGGTTGGAACCTCTCGTAAAACAAATAGCCCCAAAGGAGCCCCAACATGGCAAAGGTAAAAATCGACTACAGCAAATTCGACAAGGCCGGGCTCAAGTCCGTCGTGACCTTCCTCAAGGGGGAGGGGCACAAGGTATCGGATATCGAGGCCAACAACACCCAGAAGCGCGAAGCCGGGTATCCCATCAAGGCCGCCAAGTTGACCTTCGAGGACGGTCAAGTCCTGGAGCTGAAGGTGAAGGCCGAGGGCAGCCTGTATCAGGCCAAGCTGAACAACAAGCTGTTGGCGATCAAGAAGTACCATGAGCCCGACACCTTCATGAAGGAAGTCGCCGACTACATCACCCAGAACGCCCCGAGCTTCGCCAAGAACCGCGAACGCGCAGCCGTCCGCAAGGCCCGCGTCGCCCTTCCGTCTCTCAAGGGGGGCAGCTCTTCCTTCCAGGAGCAGATTGACGCCAAGAGCGCGGCCCTGGCGCAGCTCCAGGCGGACAATGAAGAGGCCGGACGCCGCTTGACGGATCTCCAATCCGAGGCCAGCACCAAGGACGCAACGCTGACGGAGCTGAACGGACAGATCCGCAGCGAGCAGCAGCGCGGCGAAGAACTGCAAAATCAAATCGACGCCCTCAAGGCAGCGTAAAGGAGATTGACCGATGAACAAGATCCACGAAGGCAAGCGCTATCACCTGGGGGAAGACCCTTACGCCAAAGGCTTTACCCCGGCGGGGCTCGACAAGGCCTATGCCGGTCTGATCATGGCGAAGCGCGACGCGCACATGATCTGCGAATGCGCTGGTATCGAAGAGATCGAAGAGTGCTACAACCCCGGCGAAGTCATGTCCGCTCAGGATGCCGCTGACATGATGGGAATCGACACCGGCAGGCTCTACACCGAAGAAATGATCTTCGAGGCCGTGCGGGTGCGCAAATACTCCAGGACGATGCAGACCATGACGGCGCTCAAGCGGGCCATGAGCCGCCATTTTGCCGACAGCGGCATCACCGTGGGAGAGCCCCTTATCGGCAAGCCCCGCAAAACCGGCCTGTTCGCAACCGTAACCGTGCAGCTTCCCCTTTCGGACGGGCAGGTTGTTTCCATCGTGTTCCACAGCCCCGACAACAACAAGATGAAGATCATGCCGGACGATGAAATTCTCGCGTTCCGGTGGCTGCTGAACAAGCGGGATATCACCGTTGCCGTCTCCCCCGAGGGCGAGGGCGACGTTTCCCTTGTGGAGGTGGGCAAGCGCGTTGCCATGCTGGCGGAGAAGAACAGCAGCCGCTTCCAGAAGCGCAATCAGGAAGTCCTTGAGCAGAAGGCCAAGCTCACCGAACTTGACACCGTTCTTGCCCAGGAGCAGGAAGCCAACGAAACCCGCGTGAACAGCGCCAACGATGTCGCCGCAACCCTGGCGGCCATCGATGAGCAGATCCGGAAGGCGCAGGCCGACCTTGACGCGCTCAAGGCCAGAAACGCCGAACTCGAAAACGAGCTGGCGGCGCTCCAGGCGAAGCAGACCGGGAACGAGGGCAAAGGCGGGGCAGCCGGAGGCAAAAACGGCCCCTACACCTACACCGTCTACAAGCGCAACCTGGACGGAAGCCTGTCGAACAAGGAAACCCTGGGCCAGGACGAACTTGACGGATGGATGCAGCAGGCATACGGCAAATTCGCAAACGTCCGCGTTGTCCGGGACCAGGACCAGAAGGTTATCGACTACACCGACAACGGAAGCGAGTTCGTGCCGGTGAGTAAGCAGGCGGGCCCCGTGGCTCTCAGTGCATCGGACAAGAAATCGATCCAGTGGGATGTCAAGTCCGCGATGGAAGAGCTTTCCGCCGATCAGATCCGAGAGCTTGCGGACGGCGAACAGGCGATTATCGACAACGCCGAATTTCACAAGCTCACGCCCCACGACATCGCGTACAAGACGGAATATGTGCTTCAGCTTCGGGCGGCTCAGGCTGGCAAGGAGAGTGAAGCCCCGGCCTTCTCCCCCGGCGTCGGCATTCTCAGGGATATTCTCGACGGGCGTTACGAGAGCATTGACGAAATCGACGCAGCCCTTGACGAGGCCGCCGCAGCGCTGGAAGCCGCTGGCCTGATGGAGCAGTACGACGACCTCCTGAATGAAGCGGCGGACTATCTCACCGAGAAGCTGGCCGAAGAAGCCGCGAACGTATAAGGGAGACGACACAATGAAAATGGTGGCCCAGATCCCCGACATGAAAATCCCCGCCCCCTGGACACTCCGGGGGGCTGCGGTCGCGCAACCCGACAACCGCAAGACCTATGAGCGCAAGGCCAATGAATACGTCACGGTCATGGCGCTTCCCAACGGCTTCCGCGTTCTGGCCCAGAAGGCGAAGAAGGTGCTCTACCATGAAGACGTGGCCGGGCCGCAGGATGCCCAGAAGACGGCGATCCGGTTCATGAAGGAGTACGACATCCTGAACCAGCGATGGGGGATGTTGCTGGAGTCCGCTCTTTCCTTCGGCGAGAAGCGGCAGCTTCAAAAGACCGTGCGCGAAGGCGTGACGGCCCTGCGCGGCAAGCTGAGTTTCGCCGAGAAGCGGGCCAAGCAAAAGGAGGTCAGTACCGGAGTTTCGACGCTTCAGGGCAAAGCCCCGGCCAAGGTCGAGCCGCAGGTCAACACCCGCGACACCTTCATCAAGCGCGATCTGCCCGTTCTCAAGGAATTCATGGGCACCAGCCAGATTGAGGCCGTTGCCCAGGGAATCCGGGGCGAAGAGGGCCAATTTTTCCTGGATAAAATGGCCGAGCTTGCCGAGCGAATCCGCACCATGCCGAAGGTTTACGGACAGGACGGCCTCGGAGACAAGGCGAAGGTCTTCCTGCATTACTTCAAAAACAGTTCCGATTGGTACATCACCGAGAAGGATAGCGAAGCCGAGCAGCTTCAGGCCTTCGGCTATGCGGTCCTGAATGGCGACAAGCAAAACGCCGAACTCGGGTACATCAGCATCAAGGAGCTGCTGAAATACGGCGTGGAGCTGGATTTCTATTTTGAGCCGAAGACGCTGGGGAGTTTGAAGGGCAAGGGCGAAGAGGATTCCAAAGAAAACGCCCTGAAAGAAGAGGCCCGAAAGGCCGCCGAGAAGGCTGCCGAAGAAGTGGGCGGCAAGCTGGGCCAGTGGGGGAAGATGAATGGCGATTCGGATTTCTGGGACGAGGCCAAACTCACAGTGGACGGGTCTGCACTGGAGATCAAGATTTCCAATCGCTCTGACGTGACGGTTTACAATCCGAGTAGTTCTGCGCCAGCAGGGGCAGCCGTCGTGGAGCTTGCCAAGGGTGGAACGGTTGCCGACATTGTTGCGGCGATCCGCAGGCACCTTCCTCCCAAGCAAGACCCCCGTATCACCGATCTCTTGAGCGGAAAGCACAACGACAAGACCCCGGCTCAGTTCCTCGCCTTGTTCCAAGAGGCCGCAGAAATCACCGGCGAGGTCAAGAGCCTGATTCCCGCCGCGATCTCCTATATCGAGGCGAACGAGGGCGACATCATCCTCGAATCCATCACCGCGATGCTCTGCGGGGCAGCGTAACGGCGAACACGGCCCGCCCTTCACCGGGGCGGGCTTTTTCATAGCAGGGGAAATCATGGACCCGATTTATGAGGAAGCCCACGATTGGCGCGGGCTGGTGGCGATATTCGAGGCGGGGCCGCGAGCGGACAAGGCTTCCGCATTGCTGGTGCAGGCGGCAACCTTGGCGGACATCGAAGACGCTTTTATCAAAACCTTCGGCGACTACGTTGCGTCGCAAGTTCAGGTCATCAAGGAACGCTTGCCGCTGGCCCGACGCTTGGCCGATCCTGACCTTGGCCTGGATGAACAGTGGATTCTCCAGAAGAAAATCAACGGTGGAGGTGCGCGAACATTCGACGGCGACAGGGTGCTTGAGGCCGCCGGAGTAAAGGAAAAATATCTGGCACTGGCTGACTACGCCAAGGCCGCGCTGGACAGCTTCAAGGCCAAGGGTGAAGAACTGATGAAGCAGCACAGTTTTAACCGGACGGCGATTGACGCGGCACTCTCCAGAAAGGCGGCGGCGGAAGCAGAGATCAGGGCCGAGGCGGAAAAAATTCGGGCCGAACGGGCCCAAGAAGGCGGGAGGTACAACTTTGCCGCAGCGCAAGCTGAACTCAAAGAAAAGCACGGCTACGCGGCGGCAGAGCAGCGATATGAAGAGGCCGCGAAAAGGTTTTACGCGGAATTTGACCGCACCGGAGCCGACCCCGGCCCGGAGCTGAGAGCGGCGAGGGACAAAGCCGCCGAAGAGTTGAACCAAGTTACCTACAAGGTCAACGACGGATTGAGGGAGCGGTTCGAGCAGCAGGCGGCCAAGCAAACGGAAGCGCAGGAGCGGGCCAAAGTTGCCGCTTTCGAGTTGAGCCTTGCCCTGGCCCTTGAAGGGGAGAAGCTGCTGAAGTCCATTTCAGAACAGTCGCAGGTTTCCCAGGAACAGGCCGATCAGTGGTTCGACACAATGGTTTTGGCCGACAAGCGTTCAATGACGGCGCTCAAGCGCAGAGGGTATGACACCGGCAAGCTCAAGTCGGACATGACCGAGTTCTACCGGCTGACCGGGGGCCGGTTGTCCCGCATCTCCTTTGACCTCAAGGGTGGTGGCCGGGCGGCGGCGCAGCCTTTGACCGGCGTGGTCTACGTCGCCGGGGAGTTCAGCAAGGCAACCCTGTTTCATGAACTCGCCCACGTCCTCGAAGACGATGAACGCAACAAGGCCGCTTCCAACGAGTTTCTTGACCGCAGGACCGGGCGCAAAGAGGGCAAGAGGGCCCAGGGCCTCAAGGCCATGACCGGGGCGAACTACAAGCCCGGCGAGCGGGCATGGGACGGCGGCTTTATCAACCCCTATGTCGGCAAGAGCTACCCGAACGGGATCACCGAAGTTTTTTCCATGGGGCTTCAGTATTTTGCCGATCCTCGCAGTCTTATGACGCTGGCGGAAAGAGACCCGGACCACTTCAATTTCATGCTGGGTTTCGTCGCGACGCCGCCGGTCCCGGATGAGGACAAGGTTCAGGCGCAGCAAGCGGCGCAGGCGCAAGCGATTGAGACGGAAGGCAAGAAGGTTGATTTCGAGAAGCAGCTTGAAAAGAAAATCGCGGCGGCTGGCGACTTCTGGACCGAGCGCGGGTTTCTGATGGACACATATCGGCGTTACGGACGCAAGACGCCCATGTACTACGCCTATGGCCCAGAGAACGAAAACGGGAGACGCTCAATGTCTGGTTATTTTACCTCGGAAAAGGCGCTGAGGCGGATCTTGTGGATTCACATCGCCGCAGGGCAGCCCGGCACCGGCCCTCTTTCCTTGATGAACCTGTCTTACGCCAAGAAGCTGCCCCAGGAAGTCCTTGATAATGCCGATTCCATTCTCGCAGGAGGCCCGCTGTGAACTATCCGAAACTCCCCTACTATTTCAATTTCTCCAGCCCTTACGGCCTGAGTACCGTCACCGTCATCTCCCCTTGGAACAAGACTTCGACGGTTTTTTACAGCGGCTTCTACCCGGCACACATTCAGGATCTTTTGCGGGACCAGACCGACGCGGACGGCAAGATCATCGATGTGAACAGCGCCAGCCCCAGGCAGCTTCATGAGGCTTTGACGATGCTGGCCCATCAGGGGCGCATCACCGATCTTGCCGTGCTGGGCTATGTCCCCCACGAAGACGATCCCTGGGGCCTGTTCGAGGAAGAAGAGGAAGAAGACGATGCCGAGTGATTTGGTCAAGGCGTTTGCGCGGCGGGCGGATCTGAGTTTCCTTGAGGCCGAAAAGCGCTGGAAGCAGGCCAAGGAGATCGCCGAAGAGGAAACCGGCAAGACGGAGGCGGACGGCGAAGAGTTCTGGCGCTATGTGACCGGCGTTTTCAAGCGCAGCATGGGGATCATGGAGAGCGCAACGGCCTTGGATGCAGCGGCCCATGAAGCCGCGACTTCCCCTCACAACGCTTATTCGGAGCCGACCGAAGCCCAGAAGCTATCGGGTCAGTACAAAATGGGGCATGTGCGCCTTTACGGCCTAGATATCTCCATCGAAAACCCCGCCGGAAGCGTCCGCAGCGGGACGGCACCGGACGGAACCCCGTGGGAAACCGTCATGGCGCACCATTACGGTTACATCAAGGGCACCGTGGGCAAGGACAAGGATCACCTGGACGTATTCATCGGGCCGCACCATGACTCAGGGCTTGTCTTTATCGTGAATCAGGTGGACGAAGACGGGCAGTTCGACGAGCACAAGGTCATGCTGGGTTTCAGCTACCGTGAAGAGGCTATCGAAGGGTACAAGGCCAATTACGCAGAGGGCTGGACCATGGGCGAAACCGTCTCCATGAGCATCGAACAGTTCAAGCGCTGGGCCAAGGAAGGCGACACCTCAAAGCCTGCCGAGTACGGGATTTTTGAATCCGCCGCGTCCCTGCCCTCTTTGCCGAATCAACTCCCATGGAATGCGGGGCCGTCCGTGATCGGTCGCTTGCGCGGGCGCGTCCTGGAAGAGGTCGCGGCCATGGGACTCGAATTCGGGGATCAGGCGGTTGTCCTTGACGCCAACGCGGCGGCCAATGCCGCGAAGAAGTACCGGGACCGCCTCTACAAGCGCGACGCCGAAACCATGCGCGAGGCCATTGCGAACCCGGCGGAAATCTTGCCGACAGAAGCCAATCGCCGCGACGCCTCAATCCTGCTTTCGGCAGCAGACGCCATGCAGAACGTGACCATCGTGGTTGAGGTCGCCCTTCGCCGGGGCGTTGCCGTGGTGGCCGATCTGCACAAGCTGAGGCAGGCCGAAGCCGATGTCTTCCTCAACCGATACCGCAGGGAAAAAGAGAAGACCGCAAACTGATGTTTATCGCTGCGCCCCGCCCCCTTACAATGTGACATCCAACTTTCACTTTCAGGAGCAATGCCATGCCCAACATGACCCGCGCCGAAGCCCTGGCGGCAATCCGTGGCGCAACCAGCATCAGGGAGGTCAAGGAGTCGTTTTCGGCTATCTTCGGCCTGTCCGTGAAGCCGAAGCAGCCCGAGAACCGGACCAGCTACAAGGACGAGACGAGCGAGTACGGCCTCAAGGCCAGCGGCATCAAAACCCGCGAGCGCATCAACGAGGAGGCCCGCAAGATTCTGGACAGCAACCCCCGCCCCGGAGACCTGACCCCGGAGCAGATTGAAACCCTGAAGCAATACAGCGGACGCGGTGGGCTTACCCAGAACAGCCAGTACGAATATTACACCCCCAAGCATGTCGCCGAAGGCGTCTGGGACGCCCTGAAGGCCAATGGCTTCGTCAACGGCAACGTCCTGGACCCGTCAACCGGACACGGGATGTTCAGCGCGACGAAGCCTAAAGGGGATGTCATCGTCACCGGCTGCGATATCGACAAGGACGGCAGCCAGATTGCCGCCCTGCTCAACCCCGAGGACAAGATCAGCAACAAGCCGTTCGAGCAGCTTGTCATGGACACGCCCGACGGCACCTTCGATTCCTGCGTGACCAACGTGCCTTTTGGCAACGCCCGAGGCGCTTCCCGGCATATCGACAAGGCATTCCGCAACGAGAGCAGTCTGGAGCGCTATTTCATCACCCGCATCCTGGACAAGATCAAGCCGGGCGGGCTGGCGGTACTCATCTGCCCCACGTCGGTTGTCGGCAACAAACAGGCGGCATGGCAGAACTGGCGGCGGGGCATCAGCCGCAAGGCCGAATTCCTCGGGGCGCACAAGCTGCCCAGCAAGACCTTTGCGAGCCAGGGCACCGATACCGTCACGGACGTTGTGGTTCTGCGCAAGCACATTGCGGAGGTGGCGGCCAAGCTCGAAGAGCTGGACAAGGACACGCTCGAATCTACCCGCGTTTTCTTCGATGAGTTCATTGAGGGCCGGTACTGGCTGGGGGAGGGCAAGCGGTTCATCATGGGCCAATACTTTCCCAAGGTGGACGGAGACCGCTGGAGCCGCGAGCGCGTAGACGGTGACGTGGACGACGCCGGGCTCAAGGCGCGGCTGGCTCAGAAGTTTGCGAGCCGCATCGATTGGGCGGCGCTGGAACTGGTGGAACCCGAAGCGAAGAACTACGCCCCCGGAGACCGCAAGACCATCAACGGCATCGAATATGAGTTCGGCGAAAACGGCTGGACCCGGCTGGAATCAGCGGACCCCGATCACCCGATTGACCGGGAGCAGTTCGGAGCCGGGACCGTGGAAGAGCTGCTGGACATCCTGAACAACCCGAGAACCTGCCTCAAGCTCACCGCCGCCCAGGCATGGAGGGCCTTCAAGGCCTATGGCGACCGAATGGGCGCACTGGCTTCCGAGTCCATTCAGTTTGCCATGAGCCAAAACCCCAAGCTCAGTGAACAGCTTTGGCGCGGGTCCATCATCGGCGGCATGATCGGGCGCTATCAAAATGCCGTCTCCGACGGGGCGGGTGACGAGTCGGAGCGCCTTGCCCTTCAGGAACTCATCGTTGCCGAAATCGAGCGCTACGGGCACCCGGCCAACAACAAGAAGCTGAACGTGACCGGCAGCTCCTCCCGGGCATTCGGGGCCTTCGCCGCCAGCGTGGACAGAAACGGCGCATTCTCGGACCTGTTGGCCGGGACGCTGGAAGGTACGGGGCGGACGCTGCAATTTGCGACCGACGACGTTCAGGCCATCGTGGAGCATTTGTTTGTCCGCGAAGGGATCACGGAAATCGACCTGGAGACCATCAAGGATCTCTATACCGGCGGGCGCAAAATCGAATCCATGGCCGATCTGGCGGACGTGGAGGGTATCGCCATTACCCCCGGCGGCATGATTGAACCCATGGGGCGGTATTGCAGCGGCGATATCTTCCCGAAGATCGCGGCCCTGTACGACGCTGCGGCTTCGGAAAAGGACGAACGCCTTCGGGCGAAATTCCTGTCACAGGTCCGCCGGATCGATGAACTGCGCCCCCGCATCGACCCCGAGCGCCTGACATTCTCCCTGCGTTCCAAGTGGATCGACAAGAAGTATCCCCTGGCGTTCCTGCGTCAATTCGGATTCCCCAAGGCCCGCTACGGGGCCGTTGAGCTGGTGACGACGGAGAACCCCTACAACGGGCAGACCGAAGAGAAAAAACAGTTTGTGGAGAACACGGACAACCCCTTCGGTGAGTGGCAGCTTGAGGCTGGAAAGTCGCTCCAGAAAGAGCGCAACCAGTTCGAGAAGTACCTCAACGGTGACAACGTGCGCGGGGGCAACCGGGCCGATGCAACCGCTTCTGAGGCGAAAACGGAATACTTCGAGTATATCCAGGGGATCGAAGAGCAGTTCAACGCCTGGATGAAGAGCCACGGCGACATATCCGACGTTCTGGACGCCTACGACCGTAAATACAACGGGTATCTGCCCTTCGAGCACAGCGGCGAAGACCTGGGGCTGAGAAACGTCTCGGGGCAAATCACGCTGAAGCCTCACCAGAACGAAGAGATCCGCAACCGCTCCGAAATGGGCGGCGGTCTTATCGGTTTCGATGTCGGCGTGGGCAAGACGTTCACCGCCCTGGGCCTCTACGCCTACAACAAGCAGATGGGACGCTCCAAGCGAACCTGCATCGCCGTTCCCAACTCAGTCTTGTCGAACTGGTATCACGAATCCAAGACCTTCCTCGGCAACATGGATCAGGTTCTTTTCGTCGGGCTGGAGCCCGAACTCGGCAAAGACGGAACCGTCATGCAGGAGCCCGTTCTTGACGAAGAGGGCAATCAGGCCACGGACAAGAACGGCAATCCCATGTGGCGGGATCGGCTCATCGTGCGGAACGACCGGGAAGACGTGCTTCGGGATATGTGGAGGATTCCGCAGTCGAACTACTCCCTGATCGTCATGACACACGAAAAGCTCAAGGATATCCCCGTCAAGCCCGCAACCATGAGCGCCTTCGTCGATAAATGGACGAAGCGCGGCCTGATGGACGAAAAAACCCTGAAAGATGCCGAGAAGAACGACAAGGTTTCTTACGGCGATGCCGTAAAGGCCGAGCGGCTGGAGGGAGACCTCTCGAACATCGGAGACAAAAAAGACCAGCTCCCCTACCTGGAAGATCTGGGCTTTACTGACATCATCACCGACGAATCCCATGCGTTCAAGAACAGCTTCGCCGGAGGGGAGAAAACCAGCAGCCTCGCTTTCGTCTCCCAGATCAACCCCTCTCAGCGCGGCCTTGACATGCAGCTCAAGGCCGATGTCATCCGGGAGATGAACGGCGGGCGCGGCGTCTATCAGCTCTCGGCAACCCCCGTGACCAACTCCCCGCTGGAGATCTTCAACTCCCTGGCCCAGGTGATTCCTTTCGAGGAATTCGAGGCGAGGGGCATCTCCAACCCCGACGATTTCATGCGCGAGTTCGGGGAGACGGCCATGGTGGACAAGCTGACCGTTGCCGCCGAAACCGTCACCAAGGAGGGCCTTGTCGGCTTCAAGAACCTTGACGGCCTGCGGGCGCTGTTCAACAAATACGCGACGCTCAAAAACGCCAACGATGTAGGGCTGGAGCTGCCAGAAGGCGAAGAGCTGAACGAAGAAGTGGGCATGGCCCCGGAGCAGGAGACCAACTACGAACGCCTGCGCCGCGAAGCGTCCGACATGCTCAAGGGCGTACCGAGCGCGAACCCCAGGCCGATCTTCTCCATCATGCGCGACATGGAGACGGTGACGACCGACATGGATCTTTTCCGGGGCGTTATCACCTTCCATTTTCAGGCGTCCGAAAAGAGCAAGGTGGATGCCCTGCTCGCGGCTCAAAAGGAGTCGATTGAAATCAGCGTCACCCCCCGGATCGGAGACCCGGACTTCAACGAGGATCTTTCGGAGCAGGGCAAGCCTCAAAAAGCCATCAAGCGCACCATTCGCCTTGCTGACGCACTGGTGAAAAAGGAATCCGGCGAAACCTACATCGTGACGGTCAATCAGGGCTACGAGGGCGAGATCGTCAAGAAGTTCGGCAAATTCAAAATCGACCCTCAATCGGTATCGCACCCCCTGACCCCCAAGTACGCCAAGCTGGTAGAGAATTGCCGCACGGAGGTGGAGGCGAACGGAAAGCAAATCATCTTCACCGACGAGAAGACCCAGCACGGCAAGCTGCGGCGCATCCTGGCGCACAATCTCGGCATGGACGAAACCAAGATCGCCATCATCAATGCCGACGAAGCCAAGGACGATGTGGTTCAGCAAATCGCGGCGGCGTACAACTCCGGTTCCGTCCGCATCGTCATCGCCAACAAGAAGGCCGAGGTGGGCCTGAATCTCCAGAAGGGGACGACGGGAATCCACCACCTGACCTTCCCCTGGACCCCGGCAAGCATCACCCAGCGCAACGGGCGCGGCCTGCGCCAGGGCAACACGGCGGGCAAGGTCCGAATCTACTACTATCAGGCCAAGCGCAGTTTCGACAGCTACCGGCTGAACACGCTCAACACCAAGAAGGGCTGGCTCAACGAACTGTTCAGCAAAAACGGCGAGGCCACGGCAAAGAACGCCAACGCCACGGACACCGACGAACTCATGCTGATGTTCGAGGCGGACCCCGAGGCGGCAAAGCAAAAGCTCGCTGAAATCAGGAAGGCCAAGGAGGAAAAAGACCGGGAGCGCAGCCGGGCCGCATCGGTCAACAAACTCCAGGTACTCGCATCCAACGAGGCGGCGCTCTCCAAGCTGGAAGCAGGCCGTGAAGAGCAGCGCAAGAACCTCGCCGAAGAGATCCGCACTCTGACCCTGGAAATCGACGCCCTGAAAACCAAAGGCCAAAGCGCAACCGGCGACGAGCGGAAATCTATCGGGTCCAAAATCGGGAAAAAGCAGGACAACCTCAAGAAGGCCGAAAACCTGCTGGCAACGCTTGACGTTCGCTTCGACGCCAAGAAGACGGATCTGGCGGCCAAGATCACCCGGACAAAGCTCGAACTGAAGGCCAAGGCGGCGAAGAACGACCTGCCATTCGATGCCGAGCTGATAGAGCGGGCCGGGGAAGTCCTATCGACGCCAGGCGGGAAGCTGGTTGCCGTGGGCGATACCTGGGAATATCGGGCCGATAGCAGCACGACGCGCATTTTCAAAATCAAGGAGGTGAACCACGAATTGCGCGGCTTCACCGCAGAGATGATCATCGGCAATTCGCTGCCCGCCACGAAATTCGAGTACGCGAAAGACTTCGAGGGCAAGACGGTCCACGGCTGGCGCGAGATTCGGACGCTTGACCGTGAAGAGGCGATGCAGGTCACTTACTCCGAGGCCGAACTCAATCTGGTGAAGGTGCTCAATACCGAGTTTGCCTATGCGGACTTGGCTGCCGGAATCGACAAGGAAACCTTTCTGGAGCATTACGACAAGGTGAAGGTCCAGGTCTACAACCCTGTTTTCGTTCGCAACCCTGATGGAGGCGTCGCGTTCGATTACTTCGACCGGGAGAAAAACACCCTGCTTTACCCGGACAAAAACGATTCCTCGTTCAGAGAGATCGCTTTCAAGTTTTACCTGGGCATGGTCCGTTCGGGAGCATCAAGCCTCTACGCCGTCAAACGGACCATGGCCGAACTTTTCGGGGCCGGATTTGAGACCCAGGCTGTCGAGTACGGGACAAGAGCAACGCAAGGCGACGTGCTGGAGGCGCTGGCGTCCGCTCATGAAGCCTTTGTCGAATCGGCCAAGGCGGCGAACACGTCCGGTCCCTGGACGGACGCGATCCTGAAGGAGGCCATCAACAACGGGGGCTATTACGGGCCCTGGCGTTCGGTGGGGAGTTGGTCAACCGCGCTTCAAAGCGCTGGCTTCGCGCTTGGAGACAACCGGGCCGAAATCCAGCAATGGGCGAATGACTTCATGAAGGCCAAGAAGTCGGAAATCGACGGGCGGGCCCAGGCCATCAAGGAAGAGGCCGAGCGGATCGCCAGGGCCGAGCAGGAAGAAGCGGAGCTGGCCAAGCAGGAAGCCCTGAAGGCCGACCCGAATTACAAGGAAGTGCCCGAAAACATCGTTGAGGCTTTCCGTAAAATCGGCATGATCGTGAAAATCAACACCGGCAACCTTGTCGTTTCCCGCAAGACCTTCGCCCCGTTCAGCCGCCTGCTGATTCAGGATACAAAGGGATGGAACGGGAACCTGAGAGCGCGGAAAGAAACCCTTAAAGCCCGCTACGATGCCAAGTACTTTTCTGATGAACCCGGAGAGTTCAAGGGCTCTTGGTGGCATGTGCCTTCGACGGTCAACCTCGAAGACCTGTACGAAATCCTGTCGTAATTTTGTGTTGACAAAAAAGATGGGCTTGCTACCTTCTTCACAAGGAGGTAGCAAATGCCCAAGGCCGGAAAGTACGGAAAATTCAAGGTTCCCCGAGGTGGACGGCGAGAGCACGTTCATTACCGCATCAGCGCGGACGCAAAAAAGGTCTTCCAGTTCGCGGCGGAAGTCACCGGGATGAAAGAGACCCGCTTTCACGAAACGGCGGCGCTGGAGAAGGCGCTGAAGGTTCTGAGCGAACAAAACCACGAACTCGCCCCCTTGTGCGAGCAACTTTTGAAAGAGGCCCTGCTATGATAGAGCGAATCCGCAAACCGACCAAGGAAGAGCTTGCCCCCCTGCTGTTGCAGGCCACGGCCAAGATCAAGCCCGAGGATTGGGCAAACAAATTCACCGCAACCATGACCCGGTATCTGATCAGGAACCCCGACCATTACCGGGCCTTCGGTCCTTACTGGTGGCTGGTGAAGAAGGCCCTGATTGACCGTGGGACTCTCGACTTCGGCGAAGATATCGATGACGCCGCCTTCGCCGCCCTGGATTACGGCGATGAAACCACGAACCTACTTGCCGCCATGAGCTATTACAACGTCATGTTCGAGATCGACCGCAACCGGGTTGTTCACACTTTCGAGATTGACGGCGGCGAAACTCTCAGCTATACGCTTACCGACGACGACGCAGAGCGCGTTTCGATTGCCCGGAAGCTGTACCGATAGACCTCCCTCCCTATCGGTGCACGAAAAAGGCCCCTTGGAAACGAGGGGCCTTTTTTTATGCGTTGAAATGTGAAGAATCTCGTTCAATGAACGAGATTCGTTTTACGGCGACTGGTCCGGTCTTGCAAGGTGTGCCGCTTCTTGTTGCTTGACCAATGCGTACTGGTAATCTTCGTAGCCGTAGCGTTTCGACCCGACCCAGCCACAGGAACAAACAGGTTGAATCCAGCTCATTTCGGCACTTCCACCAGAGGTATGTTTTATTTCGTGTTTTGGCATTGGTGTTCTCCTTTGGCCGTTATGGCCGCTTTAAAAAAGTCTCGATTCCGCACCCTCTACGCTTTCACTTCCGTCCAATGCAGCTTCTCGCCGCGCCTGAGTAAACAACATGTCTCCACAACGCGGATACCCTGTGCATCGGGCCGGTGCTTTTCCGCAACTGCGATACTGCGATGCTGCGACAAGATCCGGCCCAGGTAGCCGCTGCCCTGTTCCGCCGTATCAACCACCACGAACACGATTTGCCTCCTGCTTCGCCCTGACCCGTGCCTTGGCTTTTGCAAGGCGTTCCTCAAGGTGATGTCCAGAAACTGCGGTCCCTGTCACCAGTGCGAAATGAAACCGCGCCGCTCTTTCATCGGCGTGGATCGCTACCTGGGCGCCAATTCCCAGATTCATGGCGGCATGGAGCCCCTTTTCTTCCAGCCGCAGGATCTCGGCAGCCATGACCTCTTCTACCTCTTCAAGACGAAGGTAATCCCCGGAGTTGTCGCCGGGGATGCTGCATGTATAGGCCGGGGCACAATGGCTGTTACCGTCAAAACGATAGGTTTTCATTTTCCCTCCCAAATCTCCGAGACGTGGACCGCAGAGATACAGGCAATCTCTCCGCAACGGATGTGTCCGGCATTGTCGCTTCGTGCGGACTTTTCGGCCCGGTTCCTGGCCCCCTCAAGGGTTCGGTGGTCCCGGTGCATGCCCCATCCCGAATCCGCGTCTCCGGCAACCTTTTCCTTGAAAAAGGCGTGGATCTCGCCTGCGGACCCGTAAATATAATAGCCCTCGTTGTTGAAGTTGCGCGGCGAATACCAAACCGACTCGAAGCCGACCGCTTCCACGTAGGCGCGGGCCCGGCAGGTCTGAGACGAGTTTCCGCCCCCGAGCTTCTGCGACACGGGCTTGAAGACTTGGCCGTAAAAGAAGCCGAGGCCGCTGTCCGGGAACCAGAAGCAGTTTTTCCCAAAGAGCTTCTTGGTAGCCTTTTCGACAGCTTCCTTGCGGTCTTCGGCGCGGACGTTGGTTGTCAAATCAACCGCGTCCTCGCGTCTTGAAAGTTCGTGGATTCTCACGCGATATGTGCTCATGATTGCCTCCTTTTTGTTGGGCAGCCCGGTTTCCCGTAGCTTCAAGTTGTTAAAATATCCGGCAAGGCGTTGTCTCCAGCTCATACTTACCAACACCTGCGCAAATCGGACACTCGCAATCCTCCCAGCGTATCGGGGCTTGATTGTCCTCGGCGATCCATGCGTCTGCAATGTCGTGCCCTAGTATGGTGTTAGGAACCCAATCCCCGGTGAAGTTTTGTTCCATCAATCTCTCAGCCTTTCCGCTACCTTTGCAGTAAGAGCATGTCGATTCTACCAACTGAGCACCCATGACTATTTCCTCCCTCTCCCTGAGTCGGCTTGTCCGCCCCGGCAGCCCCGCGCCGCCTTTCATGGTGAAACTCTAGTCTCACATCCTATATCTGTCAACACAAAAAAGATACAAGAAGAGAAACCGGGGCCGTAGCCGGGAAAGCGCAATGTTTTCAATCGCCTTGCGCTTGTTTATCTACCCTTGTCCCTCTCCTATGCTGTTGCAGAATCCGAAAAGCGGGGGCAACGTGGCTGAGAAAAAGAAAAAAACGATCTGGGGCCAGCTCTTCCCAGGGACGACCAGCACCGATCACCAATCGAGCGCCCTTGCCGCATCGGCGATAGCGCCCCCCGCCACGGCCTATGAGGATTTCTTGGGCGGCGGTATTCAGTCGGCGCTGGCGACGACGGCGAAGGACAGCGACGGCAAGGCCATTTACGAGCTGCCAAAATCCCGTCTTGAGCGCTACGGCATCTACCGGGCCATGGCCGAAGACCCCACGATTGACAGCGCCCTGAAGATGCACGTCACCGAGGCACTCTCGCCCCGGAAAGACACCGGCGAGATCATCGCTATCGAATCCATCGGCGACGAAAAGAACCCCATCGTCCTTGAGCTGCGCAACGCCCTTGCCGACATCCTGAACAGTAATTGCCACTTTTGGGCCTACAACGCGGCCCTGTATGGCAGCTACTTCGCCCGCGTCTATGGCGACCGTGGAAAGGGCATCACCAACGTCCGCAGCGACTTCTACACGCACCCGAAAAACATTGCCGCCTATGAGCGCGGCGGGCAGATCGTAGGCTACGTCTCCACCTATCAGCAGGCCCAGGCCGGGGGCTTGAGACTGCTGGAGCCCTGGAAGCTGATCCCGATTCGCATCCCGCTCTGGCAGACGCCGGACGTTGAGCCGTTGCGCATCGATGCAAACCTGTTCGACCTCTCTTCGGAAGACCTCGACAACGAGCCGATCCACGAAAGCCAGAATTACGGAACCAGCCTTATTGAAACGGCCTATGTCCCGTGGATGGACCTTCAGGACGCAATCGTGTCGCTGAACATGAGCCGGAAGAATGCCAGCCGCCTGGAGCGCATGGTGGGCGTCAACACCGGCAAGCTGGACCCGCGCAAGGCCGCCGAATATCTCAACGTGGTGGCGAAGCAGATCCACAACGCCAACAAGGCGGACGCAGAGCGCAGCCTGAAGCGGGGCTTCGTTCAAACCGTCGTGAATCACCTGATCCCCATCTTCGGCGACGGGCGGGCCCGGCTGGACATCAACGCTATTGAGGGGACGCCGAATATCGAGGCCTTGGCGGATATCGAGTTTCACGTCAAGCGCCTCGGGTCCGCCGTCGGCATCGATCCGGCGCTGCTTGGCTTCGGGGAACTGCTCTCCGGCGGGCTTGGCGACGGGGGCTTCTTCCGCCTCTCCATTCAGGCGGCAATCAAGGCCCAGATGCTCCGAAAGGCCGTATCCGACGCGGCAATGCGGCTGTGCGACATTCACGTCGCCTACAAATACGGCAAGGTCTTCCTGCCCAACGAACGCCCCTGGCGCATCGTCTTCAACAGCGTCTCGACGGCGATGGAGCGCGAGGAGCAGGAGAACATGGAAAGCCGGGCCACGTTCGCAACCATGATGGGGCAGCTCATCCAGACCACGGACCCCGAATTTCAAACCGTGGACCGGCCCGCTCTCCACAATTACTTGTGGACCGACGTGATGAAGGTTCCCGAAGAGAAATACGCGCAGATTTTCCCGGCGAAGAAAGCCGAAGCCCCCCAGGAAGAGGGCGGCGAGGAACCTCCGGAAGATGATGCCATGTTTGAATCGGCGCTGGACAGGTCAGTCAATGACTACCTTGACCGGCTGTACGAGGGAAAGGACTGAACGATGAAAATTGAGTGCAGATTCAATCTGTTCGAGGAAGGCCGGAAGTACACCGGGCACCATCGAAAGTACATCCTGGAGAACGCCCGCAAAGCCTGTTACGCCCCCGAAACGAGAGAGGCGATGAGGCTGCGGGAACTCCTGGGGTATCTCGGGCACGGGCGGCGCGAAATCGCCCGCAAGCTGGCCGTCTCCGAGGTGGAGATCATCAAGGGCCCCACAGGAGCGCCGTTGCTGGTGGAAAACGTGCCTTCCAACGTCACGACCGCACTGGAAATCGACGACAACGGCAACGTCACGCACACGCAGGAGATCATGAACACCGAGCCGGGCAAGGTCGTCAAGGCGCTGAATGAGTCTCGCGTGGGCGGGTTTTCCTGGGCCTGCGGCGGCAGCGACGGCGGCGCGATGGGTGCGACCAAGATCACCGAAATCCAGGGGTTCGACTATGTGATGAACCCCGGATTCGCGCTGAATCGCGGCTACATCCTGGAGAGCGCCGGAGACGGGGGCAAGGTCCACGATCTGATCCTGGAAAGCATCTGCAAGTCCGCCGGAATCAAGGAAGGCAAGGCCGAGGGCTACCTTCAGTATTGGGCGGCAACCGAGCACGTCCGCGCCATTGAAATGCAGGGACACCTTGAAGAAGCCGCCATTCTGGAGAGCGCCTTGCGCGATGACCTCGCCGCCGCCCGCCGCGAACTGGAGGCGCTGAAGAACGGGAAAGCATCTCAGTCTCTACGGGAACAGATGATCTTCGAGGCCGCCAAGAAAAGCCCCGTCGTTGTTCCCGACAAAGTGGTCAAGGCCATTATCAGCATGGCCGGGGAAGACGATTTCAACACCCTTGTCGGCTTCTTCGAGAGCGCGAAAACGGTGAATATCTCGGGTCTGCCTATCGGTGAAAGCCGGGCAATCTACCTGTCGAAGACGACCGAAACGAAAAAGCAGGATGTCCACTTCGGGCGGGCCAACAGCGCCCCCGAGTTCTCCGACCCCAACACCCTGATCTGAGGCCGCCATGAAACTGAGGCTCTACCGCTACGGACACGGCAAGAACTCAACCGGATCGCTCCTGTTCGTCAACGGCGTTTTCTTCTGCCACGTCTGCGAGGATGAGGCGCGGGCCGTGAAGGTGGCCGGGGAGACCCGCATCCCCGCCGGGACGTACCGAATCACGCTGAGAACCGAAGGCGGCATGACGCAGAAATACGCCGAGCGGTTTCCGTTTCACAAGGGCATGCTCTGGCTGCGCGACGTGCCGGGTTTCGAGTACATCTATCTGCATATCGGGAACACCGAAAAGCATACCGAGGGCTGTTTGCTGGTGGGCTTCACGGGGATCTGCACGGACAACGAGTTTTCCGTCGGGCGTTCCGTGGAGGCCTACACCGAACTCTACCAACTGGCAGCTTTGGCCCTGCTGGAGCGCGGCGAAGAAGTCACTATCGAAATCGTGGAGGCGTAGCACCATGGATATTTTGAGTATCGGGAAGGCCGTCACATCTTTCCTGGGCGGCGGGAGTTCCATCGTGGACACGGTGACGAAATACTTCCCCCCGTCCATGACCGAAAAAGAAAAAGCGGAGTTGTCCATCAAGATCAAGGACGCCGAAGCCGCCAGGGATTTGCAGACACAGCAACTCGTCAATGAGGCTACGGCGCAGTTCAACGACCGGACAAAAGAGATGGAGGGAACGGCTTCCGACCTAAAGGAGATCAGGTTCTTCGGGCCGCTGATGCTGTTTTTTCGGGGCTCTCAGCGCATTGTGTGGGGGTTCGGAACTTTCTGGATTGACTGCCAATGGTTCTTTTCCGGTGGCACGTTTACCGTGAAGCAAGAGAACGCTTTGATCATCATCAATATCCTGGTCCTGGGCTTCCTCTTTGGTGAGCGGGCCGTAAAAAACGTCATGCCGCTGATCATCAAGCTCATGGAGAGCAAAGGGGGCGGTAAGTGATTAGCACACTACCTGACCCTCATACCGCCGGTTCTGCTTGTCTCGCCTGCGTTTTTTGTTACTTAGGCGTTCCCTTGGTTATCGTAATCGGGATCATGCTTGTTGCGTTGATGGCGAAAGCATGGTGGGACTTGCGCCGCCTCTGTAAAAAACGGGAAGAGACTTTGGCGCGTCGGAAAGAAAGACTTCAAAAACTAGAGAAGGACGCGACCAATGACGAATCCGGGGAGCCTGACAGAGCACACTGATATCCTTTTGGCCTTGTTCGTTGCCGCCGTCGGGCTGCTTTTTAAGTCCTGGAAAGACTACTTCAAACGGCTTGAGCGGACCATCGATGAGCATGGTGAAGTGGTCGAACGGTCGATGAAAAAAATGGAAGCGGAAAACGCGAAACTCCATGCCCGCATTGACACGCTCAAAGACGAAAACAGCGATCTCCGGGAACGTCTAAAAAAAGTCGAGACAAAGTGCGAACTTAAAAACAACTGCTGACACAAGGACCAACCATGGAAGCGATTCAGAACCTTCGCGTCCCGCCTTTCCCTGCTGGCGTTACCGTCGCGGTCTACAATAGCGCGGGCTTCAACCTGGGAACCAAGACGGGAACGCTCTCCAGCATCTTCGACGCCAGCGGCAACGCCCTGGCGAACCCTTACGCAACGACGGCCTACAGCGAGTTTTTTCACCGGGCCGCCTCGGGCATCTACCATCTGCGGATCGGCGGAAGCGGCAGCGCGGCGGACAACGCCTATAACGGCGGGGCTGGTGCCTGGATGCTCTTCGTGACCCACTTCGACCCGGCGGATATTCCTGCGGCAGCGGGCGCGGCCACGACGGAAGCGGCGGGCGTGGTGGAACTGGCGACCCAAGCCGAGGCCAACGCACTGACGGACGCGGCCAGGGTAATGACCCCGGCTGTTTTGCCCGGAGCCGTTTCCGCCGTGGGTCTGCGTAGCGGGTACGTCACCAAAACCAGCGGAGGCGACCTGGACGCAACGCACGTCGGCAAAACCGTCCGGGTAGCCATAGACTCTGCAAGCACGGTTGCCATGCCGCCAACGGCGTCCTTGTCCGCCGGGCAAAAAATTGAAGTGGTCAACCACGGAAGCGACTACCTGCAACTGACCGGATCGAACATGCTGGTCCCTCCGGACAGCGGAGTTACCAGCGGGGTGATCCTGGAGATCGGGGATTCCGCGACATTCACCTTCACGGGTTCGGCATGGGCATTGACGGGCGGGAGCGTTCTGCACCGATACAGCGCCGCATTCCACAGCGTCCACGGCGGAACAAGCGGATACCAGATCCTCCCGGCAGGGTTTGGCTTGCCTGACGCCAGGACGATCATCCAGTGGGGGTTCGTCACTATCGGCGAGTTCTCCGATTTCTATGACGCGACCATCAACTTCCCCGTTCAATTTACGGCCTCCTGCGACAATATCCAGATCACCAACAAGCGGACTGCCTCAACCGTCAACTGGGACACGTTCACCGAGGTAGTCGATTTTGCCAACAACGACCTTGCCAGCTTCACTTACAAAGTCCATGACGCAAATGCGGACTCCGACAAGACCGGCTACGGTTTTTTCTGGCTTGCGATAGGGAGATAGCGATGGGAAAAATCTATTACAAGGCTGGGTTTTATCGAGACGACATCCATGGCGCGAAAAAGCTCACGGTCCAAGATCCTGATTGGGTAAGGCCCATGGTGGAGTTCAGCTTGGAGCCTGGGGAGGCCGTCACGGTCCACGGTGAAGAGCGCCGCAACGACACGGAAGAGACCGTCACGGTTTCCGTCCCGGACTTTTCCGTTCAGCCGCCCACGGTGGATATCCCGAATCTGGCCTCATCGATCCCGGATGACGCCGTAGAGATCACCGAAGAACGGCATGCGGAGATTCTGAAAGAGCAAAGTCTCGGCGCGACGATTCAGCCCGATGAAAACGGCTTTCCCGTTGCTGTTTATCCCGATCCGCTGACCGTGGCCCAACTGCTCGAACTCGCAAAAAAGCGCGTCCGTGGCGAAGGGGCAAATCGGCTGAAGGCGCTGGCAACCCCCTATCGCCCCGAAGAGCGCGAGACCTGGGCCGATCAGCAGGCAGAGGCCAGGGCGCACCTTGCCGACCCTTCCGCTGAGACGCCGATGCTTGACGCTCTCGCCGCCGGGCGCGGCATCTCCAAGGCCGAACTTGCCGGGAAGATCTTGGCGAACGCGAACGCCTTCAAGGCCGCTTCCGGGGCGATTCTCGGCAAACAGCAGGCCGCGCTTGATGCCCTTGCGGCTCTGCCGGAAACGGCCACAAGGGAAGAAATTGACGCCCTTGTCGCAGGAGCCTTTGCCTGATGGAAGCCGCGCAGAACGTCCGCATCGCGCCGTTTCCAGCCGGGACAAGCATTGCCGTCTACGAGGCGCAAGGCTTTGACCACGGGACCAACACGGGCACCCTGGCGGCCATTGCCGACGTGGACGGCAACCCGCTGCCGAATCCGTATCCGGCCCCGGAGGACGGCGAGCTTTTTCACCGGGCGGACACCGGCGTCTATCACCTGCGGATCGGCGGGCTTCCTGCGGATGCCGCGTACAACGGCGGGGCCGGAATTTGGCTGAAATACCAGACCCATATCGACCCGGCGGACAAAGCCGACGCGGCAGCGACGGCTGCGGCCATTTCAGCACGGGCGAGGTTGAGCGGCTTCCCGGCGGATGCCGAGGGCAACTATTTCGTCTCGCTGAACTACAACGAAACGACTCGAACGCTGACCATTACGCCCACGGGAGCGACCTTCAGCGTCTTCGTGGACGGCACGGAGTATGTCTTTACCGGGGCGCGATCCATTCAGCACCCGGCGACGCAGGGCGGACACTTCATCTATGTGGACAACACAGGGTCGCTGGTGACATCTCAATCCGTCTGGTATCTGCCTCAGACCGCGCCGGTCTCCTACGTCATGTGGTGCATGACGAACTCGGTGGCGATCCCCTTCTTCGAGCTGCACCATGCCGGGCGCGACGTATGGCTGCATCAACGCCTGCACCTGCTTGACGGGACCATGAGCTACGAGGGTTTCGGCGTCAGTGGGTACGTCCTTGACGACGGAGCCAGCGACGCGGCGCTGACGTTTGCCGTGGCCTCTGGAACGGTGGTGGACGAAGACATCTCGGTTGTCACCGAGGCGCTGCCGGTGGGTGGCCCCTACATGCTGGCCGAGCGGGCCGGGGCGGACGGCACCTGGATTCTCACGCCGAATCAGGCATTGCCCTGTCTTTACAGCGGGAACCTGCTTCAGTACAACCAGTTCACGGGCGCGACCTGGCAGCGCACCGCCGTGCCTGAAGACAATTACTGCAACGTCTTTGTTTTCGCCCTCCCGGCCCTGCCGACGACGGCCATTACCCCGACGCCAGCAGCAACCCGGCAAATCGTCATCGTTCCTGGGCAACAGGTTTTCGCAACACCGGAGGCCGCTCATGCCGAGACGGTGGCAAACATCACCTGGGATGAATTGCCGTTTCAGGAAATGGCCCCGATTGCTCAGGTGACGCTGCGCCGTAACGCAAACGCTCCCCAAGCCTACACCAACAGCATCCGGGCGGCGATTGTCCGGCTGGTCAAGGTCGTCGGAAGCCGGGCCAGCATCACGCAGTCCGCCCAACAGGACCATGGCAGCTCTACGGGGCTGACTGACGATGATCACCCGCAATACGCCCTCGCGGACGGGAGCCGGGGAGCTTTCGAGGCGCAAGGGGCCGTTGCGGCGCACCTCGCAGGGACGCAGCACGGCACCACGTCGCAGGAGCAGGCCGACATCACCGCCAACAACGCGCACCGGGACGTGACCGGAAACCCGCATGGCACGACAAAGGCCGATATCGGCCTCGGCAACGTGGACAACACGGCGGACGCGGACAAGCCGGTATCGACGGCGCAGCAGGCGGCCTTGAATGCAAAGGCGGATCTGGTGGGCGGCTTGGTTCCGCTTTCCCAACTGCCGCCCGAGTCCCGCCAGCCCGCCCTGGGTGTCCTCGACATCGCCGCCAGAGATTTGCTGGACGGGGCGCAGTACCCACATGTGTTTGTTGCCGATGCCAGCGCCGACGCGACCGTGGATAGCGGATGGGCGATTTACCGCTGGGTGAATCCGTCCTGGGTGAAGCTCAGCGAACAGGAAGGGCTGGATATCGTCGTCGATTGGAGCAACATCACCGGCAAGCCAAGCTCATTCCTGACGGTTCAGGAGGCGGCTGACTTGGCTGCGGCCCTGGCGCACAGCCAATCAGCCCATGCTCCTAGCAATGCCGAGGCTAACCCTACTGCGGTAACGCAAGGAGAAGCCGAGGCCGGGACGGAGGTTGCACTGCGGAGTTGGAGCGTTGTGCGGGTTTGGCAGGCTATAAAATCAGCCGTGCTGAATGCCCTCTTTCGCAGCCCCAAATGGGAGTTTCAGACCATCGCTAACCCAACGGGCAGTATTGATATCGACGCAACCGGCGCAGCAACAGGCAAAGCTGCCAGGGTGCATATAGACGCCAATGGAGCATTTACCATCAATGACATTCTGGACTCCCTGAGTGCCGGAGAGGAAATACAGGTGGTGGTGTCAATCACTCACACAGGCGGACCTCATGCTATTGGAATCAACACCGCGAACATCGAGGCCCCGTCTGAATGGGCTGCTACGGCAGCAGGGGAGACGGAGGTGGTGAGCTGGGCGAGGATTGCTGGGAGCGCCTACTGGTCGATTGTGGACCAGCCATATCTGGTGCAGGTGGCCGCGCCATGAAGGCTTGTGGATTGAGACGGGTGCATAGGCCGCAGGTGGCACAAGGTATAGATGGTACTGTCTTTACGACAATAAAAAGCCCAAATATCACGGTATCAGAAAGCGGTTTAATGCTGACAAAGCTCGCTCCGGATGGGTGGGCAACTGCGTTTGCAGATGACATATACACACCACAAAATAACCCCGGAAAAATGATTTTCGAGGTTGAGCTGCTAGACACTAATGCTTGCATGGTGGGAGTAGGGGAGTATGGCGTCTTTTTTGGTAACTACGATGATCACCAAAGGAAATACCCTAACGGGTCGTGGATGGTACACGCAGGTAGATTTTATTATAACGGTGCACAATATAGAAATAGGCCAATTGCACAGGTTGGGGATACCCTGACAATAGGTATAGACTTGGCCGCTATTGCATACCATGCCTACATAAACGGAACATTGTCGTTCACTGAAACTTGGACTACTATGACGAATAGATACTTCAGCCCGGCTATCTCGCTTTACTTGGGTGGGTTGGGGCTGAGAGTGAATGCAGGAGCAACCCCCCTAAAGTACCCAATTGAGGGGTTTATTCCAGGGTGGCCGAAAGGAGCGGTATAGTAAATGAAAACCTACGCATACCTGCCGGGCTATCCGGCAACGACCAACATCGAAACCAAAAGATGCTCCACCACGACTCAAGCCTGGGGCACACAGCCCGGACGCCTCACCCCTGCCGGACTCATCGAGCGCCGCATCTACGAGGTGCAGCACGACACCCCGGCAGCAGGTGAGCAGCGGGGCAGCATCGAGGACGGTATCGTCGAGGGCCATATCCTGAGAGTGCCTGCGGTGCTCATACCGGAGCCTACACCAGAAGAGCTTCTAACGCTCAAAGCAGCAGCCTCTCAAGAGATTGATGCTAAAGCAGGTGAGATTCGTAGTATATATATTACCGTGTCTCCGGGGCAGGAAGTAACCTACCAAATCAAGGAAGCCCAGTGCGAGGCTTTCAAGTCCACAGGGTATCCTGAAGCGGAAATTGCCAGCTACCCTATGGTGAACGCAGAGGCTACTACCCAAGGCGTTACAGGCCAAGTAGCTTGTGACATCATTCTTGCCCAGAGGGATCAATGGGTTCAGCTTGCAGCGCAGATCGAACTGTACCGCAGAAGCGGCAAAATCGCCGTTGCAGCCGCGCAGGACAAGGCCGACATGGATACTGCCAGGGAAACGGCGCTTGCCGCACTGGAGGCACTGAGACCATGAGAGTCGAGAACTTGATTTTCATCGGAAGCCGCGAGATCGGAGCCGTGGCAATCAGGCTCGCAACGATCCATTGGTCATCCCATGTTTTGCTTGAACTCTCAGACGGGAGCATGATCGAATCCCTTTGGCCCTATGGCGTGGTCCGCCGGTTTGACCGGACGTTTTCGCCCGGAACAAGGGTGGAGCGGTATCGGATCGATTTACCCGAACAGCAGCGCGAAGAAGCATTTAAAAGGGCGAATCGGCAGATCGGACGCCCCTACGATGTCCGCTGGATTGGCGGGTTTCTGTTTTTCCATCGGCACTGGCAAGATCCTTCGGCTTGGGTCTGTTCGGAGCTGGCTGCGCATGCTTTACCTGGGCTGCTCAATTTTGGTAGCCTGAGCCGGATCACGCCCCGCGACCTGCTGCTGTCGCCGCACCTGAAGAGGAACGTCGAATAATGTTTTCCGTCGGCTTTGTGGGCAATTATCCGCAGGAAAGCGCCGTTCAGTCCGGCGTCGTCTATGGCGACTTTGATGAGTTGACCGGAACGCTCTCGGGGTCCGCACAAGCATCGCCGGAGACGCCCCAGGGGCTTGAGATTCTGACCGTTCCGCCCGTTGAAAACCTCGTATACGGATAGGGGCTGCAAATGCTCACGTTCAAATTCACTCCCCCGGCAGAGGCCGGGCTGTTCGTCCGGCTGCGGCAAAGCGCCACGGCGGACGGCGCACGATCTATTGTCGGCACGGACACCGACGTTGATGCCCTGCCAGATGACGGCGCGGGAAAAAAAATCCTCGCCGAAGCCGCCGCCGACCCGGCTCAATACTCCTGGCTGTCGTTCGTGCGCGTCGTCGGTGCCGTGGAGGTCGAAGGAGATTCGAGGGGGATCGTTCCAGCCCCGGCGGACCCGGATCTTTCGACCTTGACCGTCACGGTGCGGCACATCAGCGGTGCCCCGGCTGCCGGGGTCAAGATCGCCGTGACGCTCCAGGACCATCCGACCCTGGCGGCGGCGTCCGTGCTGCATCCCGGCAAATTCGAGGTGACGACGGACGCTGGCGGAGTCGCCACGTTCGACGTGGTGCGCGGCGGCTGCTACACGCTTTCGAGCAAGGCCTTTCCGAACCAGTTGGTGACGGCGGATCAGCCGGTAATCGACCTGTATCAGCGCATCGGCTGAAGTGGTAAGCCGTGGTAAGCCATAGGCGAGGGCGAAGAAAAAGGGATTCCGACAAGCGGCCGGAATCCCTTTGTTTTTGGTGCCCAGAGACGGAATCGAACCGCCGACACGAGGATTTTCAGTAAACGAATCGAGCTGATTTTCACTTACGAATCAATGGTTAATGTCTTGCGACTCTTACCTTAGTGGTAATCCGTGTTTCGTCTTAGGCTTTTCGTCCGGCCCTTAAACCTTTTAAACATCATGGCGCAAGCGTTGGTGGCCCGCCCCTTCGGCAGCGAATCCAGCGCCCTTTTTTTGCGCTCAAACCGGACCTCGCCGCTACCTGTTTCGATCCATTGCTCTCGGTAGCCTGTGCGCTCGCTGACGAGCTGGACGTAAGGCCTCGGGACTTTCCCCCTCTTTTTCCACTGAGCCGCAGCCCCGGAAGAAAGTTTAAGGGTTTCGAGCATTTGCGAGTCCGTATCAACGCCAAGGGCTCGCTTCATCCGGTCGATAACGGCCAAAACATCCGACATCGTAAAATCTCCGTTGACAATGTTTTTACGCTGTGGAATATTCCTTACCCGTGGACGAAATACACGGAACAGCGTGAACTTCGTCCACACTACAGAAAGGAAATAGCATGTCAACGCAAAAAAGAAATGTCTCTCAAAGGGTCCGCGCAAAAATGACGGCCAAGGGGCTCACGGTCCCTGTCTGGGCCGAGAAGAACGGGTTCAAACGGTCCTCGGTTTACGCTGCGATCAGCGGAGTCCGCAAGGGAACAACAACCGAGCAGGTGCTCGCAAAGCTCAGGGAGGATGGATTGCTATGAAAATCGTTGCCGTATTTTGTTACGGGGTTTCTATCTTGGTGTTCATCCTGAGTTTCAGCTTTTGCGTGGGCCGCTGGGCGGACGGTTTGCCGGTATCCGAGGCGGAAAAGCGCGGCGAAATCTCCATGGGGCCGGTGCATGGAAAAAGCTGATGTCATTTTGTCGGAGCTGAGGGCCTTACGTCGTGAGGTGGGTCTCTTACGCGCAGAGAAGGCCCAGCCGGAACCGGCGGGCGGAATAGCCATGGTAAGCATCTTGGGTTCAGCGGACCCGGTGGCCGCGAATGCGGAGCGAATCAAAAAAAGAACGGCGGAGCGCCGCCGGGCAAAGAAGCCCTGAAGGGGCAGAAACGGGAGGGAATGATGGAAGAAAATTTGGACCACAACACGGCCATGGCATACGCCATCGAAGGAGGCGATGAAGAGGAAGTCGCGCTTCTCCTGGGCCACAAGGACCGCGTTCGTTGCGGGGGGATCATCCGCACGGGCGTCAAGGTGCCGAAGCAGGGCCTCAGTACCCAGGAACTCGCCAAGTTCAAGGAACTGGAAGCCCAGGGCATGCCCTACGACGAGATCGACCGGGCCCTGGGGGGAGCGCCCAAGACGCGGACATCGAAGCTTTACCCGAAGAACGCGGATCATTTCGTGATTCGGGATTGCGATTTCACGCGGCCCGCCGATGCTCAGTTCATTCGGGGAAACTATGCCGACCCGGACGGGCATGTTCGGCGCATTCCCGTCTGGTTGTCCGTCGGGGAGCTGGAAAAGGCCCTGCATCACGGATTCAAGGCCTTCGACGGCAGCGGCAGCGTTCAAGCCGCGAGTTTCTACGAGGGATCGAAGCTCATGGTGCGCTACCTGCCCAAGGGCCACAAGGGACGTGCGACCAAGGACGATTGGAAGGTTGCGCCGCTCAACCCTGAAAAGCCGGTGGACCCCACGGGCCGCGTCATGCAGTTCGGCGGCATCTACCGTTTCCACGTCGCCGGGCTGCGAGGCCTGGACGAAATCATGATCCCCTCGAAGAGCTGGTACGGCTTCAGCTACAGCGTGGCGTTGCTGCGCCGCATCCGGTCCATTCTCGGGCGGTTCGACGGGCTGCTTGGCGGCGAATCATACCTGGAGATCGTCAAGAGCCCCGAAGAGGTCACGACGCCCGAGGGGAAAAAACAGACTCAGTGGATTCCGCTGTTGGAGCTGTCCATCGATGCCATGGAGCTGGCCCGGTACGCCGAAGGCCGCGCCGAGCGAGGGCAGAAAGCCGCCAAGGTCTTCAACGCGAAGCCCGCCGTCAAGGAAGCCGAGCCTGCACCAAAGGAACGCCTTTCTGACACAGGGCCCACGGAAGAAGAGGCAAGGGCCAGAATTCACAGCTACATGACCGGAGCTGCAAAGCATATCGGTGTCAGCTATCAGCAGCTCGTCGCATGGGCGGCGCTGGACGAAACCGACGGCGTTTCCGTCTCGGATCTTCCCCTGGACCAACTCAGGGCGCTGGCGAACAAGATCCGCGAGGAAGTGCGCACAAACCCCGAGGGTTTCGGGGCAGCAGTCAAAGCGAGAGCCGAAGAGTTCGGCGTGACGGAATAGGGGGAGGGAATGAACGTCGAGAATGTCACCATCTACATGACAAGCGAAGGCAAGAATTACCTTGTCGATACTGGCACTGTCAGTATAAACGCGCTGGTAGCTATGATCGCCGCCGCTTGCGGCGGGGGAATTAAACTTGTCGAGTTGCCCCCGGCCCTTGATCTGGTTCCTGTAACCGATATTTTGGAGGGAAAATGAAAATCCTGCACACCGCCGATCTGCACTTCTCGAATAAGCCCGAGAAACTGGCAGAGACCATCACCGTCACAAATTACATTCTGAAGCAGGCCGCGAATCTGGAACCGGATGTCTCCGTTCTGGCCGGGGATACCGTAGACGAACACGACGGCCCGATCCGGCTGGATTCGGACGCCGCCAGGGCCGCGATCCGGTTCGTGTCCGCGCTGGCCGATATCTGCCCGGTCCTCATCGTGCGCGGCACCCGCAGCCACGACCGGGAAGCTCCGTACATCTTCCGGGCGCTGCGCTCGAAGTTTCCCATCCACGTCGCAACAGAGATCGAGCAGGTCGAACTGCATCAGCACGTCGGCGGCGCGGAGTTCGTGGAGCCCGGAACCATCTCTATCGCCCCCGCTGCGGTCTTCACCTGCATCCCCAGCCCCGACAAAGCGAATCTGATCGCACAGTTCGGCGGCGAGTCCCGCAAGGTGACATCCATGCTGGCGCGGGAAGCTATCGGCGACGTGCTGGCGGCGTTCGGAGCGGCCAATGCCGTCACCAACCGCCCGACGGTTCTTGTTGCCCACGGAATGATCACGGGCGCGGCCTACGGCGGCGTGACCGCGACCGGGGAGGATTTCGAGTTTTCGGTGTCCGATATTCAGGCCGCGCATTGTGACGTTTCCTGCTTCGGCCACGTTCACAAGATGCAATCCTTCCCCGGCAACATCCATTACAGCGGCAGCCCTGGGCGGTTGAATTTCGGCGAGGCGGAAGAGAAAGGCTTTTTCCTGCATGAGATCGGCGAAGTAAAGGCTTCCACTTTCCACAAAACCCCGGCCCGCCGCCTGCTGACCATTGAAGACGCCTGGGAGCGTATCGAAATAGCCGTCGCTGAGGCCATCATGGACGGCGTGGACAACGCAACGGTTCGGGTGCGGTACAGCATCCCCGACGAAGAGCGCCATAAGGTTGACCGCGAGGCTTTCGAGGCGAAATTGCTTCAGGCCGGAGCCCGCAGTGTGAAAATCGAAATGACCATCATTCCCGTGACCCGGCAACGGGCGGCGGGGATATCGCAGATGTCTTCTTTGCCCGAGAAGGTCCGGCGATGGGGCGAGGCAAACGCGATTGAGATCCCGGCGGCAACGCTGGAGATCGCCGAAGTGATTGAGGGCCGCGAACACGCAGAGCTGATTGAGATGACCAGGGGAGGGAAGGTATGAAACCGATTAAATTGACGCTTCGAGGATTCAAGGGTATCCGCGCAGGGATGGGGCTGGAAGAACTCGTCCTGGACCTGACAACGCTTCCGGCCAAAGGGCTGATTGCCATCTGCGGGAGCAACGGCAGCGGCAAGACGACCATCACCGACAACCTGCACCCTTACCGTCTGATGCCCTACAAGTTGCGGGAAAGCAAAGACTGGAGCCCGAACGCCTTCAGCTACTACGATCAGTGCTATGGCCGCGACGCCATGAAGGAACTGATTTTCGAGGTGGGCGGCTGCGTCTATCGTTCCCTGCTGCTGATCGACGCAGAGAAGCGCAAGCAGGAGTGCTACCTGTTCCGGGACGAATCCGGCCTTCAGTGGAACAACCCCAACCAGTCCGCTTGGGTTCCCTACAACGAATCGGTCAAGGACGGCAAGACCCGCGATTATGACGCCGCCATCGAAGAGCTGGTGGGCTCTCCGTCGCTGTTCTTCACCAGCGTTTTCAGGGCCCAGGAGGCCCGCAAGCTCTCCAGCTACCCCCGCTCTGAAATCCTCGGCATCGTCACCGAGCTGCTCGATCTGGATCACATCCGGCAGCAGGGCGAAAAGGCCCAGGGCGTCGTGAACCACCTCGCCGATCAGGTAGTCAGCCGGACACGGGACTTGAACGCCATCGAAGCCGAGACGTCCATTTTCGACAGACTCACCCAGCAGGAAGCCGAAGCTGTTGCGGCCTTGGAAGTCGGAGCATCCGACATCGCGGCCCTGCGCGACGCGGTTGCGGCAATGGACAGCCAGATCCGCGACGTGGAGCTTACCAACGCCGCCGAAGCCGTCTCCAGGAATCGCCTTGACGATAAGCGCCGGGCGCTGGACAAGGCAAAGGACAACGCCGCCGCCCTGAACGGTCAGCTCGAAAAGAAGCGGCGGGAGTATGCGGCCAAAGCGGAAGCGCTGAGTCGGAAGTACACGTCGGCCAAGGCCGAACTCGAAAACACGGTCACTACCTTGGAGGCTCGCGCCAAGACACTGGACGCCATCGTTGCCATGTGCGAGGACATCCGCAGCGCGGCGCAGGCCCTCGCAAAGTGCGAGTCCGATATCCAGACGACGCAGGCCGAGCTTGAGGCGACCCGTAGCGCCTATTCGGAGGCACGGGAGAAGGTGACGGCCCTGAGCGGCATCAAGGCTGCCATGGAGACGGCGCAGGTCGAACTCGCCTCGCTGCAACGTCGCGTGTCCGCGCTGGGTGCGCTGGATTGCCGCGCTGACGGCAGTTCATGGGTCAACGAGGCATGCCCCCTGCTCAAGGACGCCGTGGAGGCCAAGGGGCTGATTCCCGTCATTCAGGAGCGAATCAGCGGCCATGCCCTGAAGCTCGAAGAGCTGCCCTCGCTCACCGAAGAGCTGCGGCGGCTGGAAGCCCACGGGGCAAAGCTGCGGCAAACTCTCGAAGAGACAACCAGCAGGGCGAACCGGCTCAAAGCCCTGGCGGCGAAGCTGCCCGAGTTGGAAAGCGCCTCAATGCGCATCGCTGAGATTCAGGCGGATCTTGACGGGGCAAAGGATCGCTACTCCAAAGCGGAAACCGAGTTCTTGGCCGAGTCGAGACAATCCGAAAATGAAAAGGAGATCGTGGAACGCGAGGCCGTCAAGCTCCTGGCTGCGGCGGAAGCGGTCATCGCTGAACTGAAGGTGGAGATCTCCCAGCTCGAAGCGACCCTGAGCGGCGACATGGAAAAGACCCTGGCCGAACTCAAGGAAAAGCGCCGCTTCCGCACCATCGCCCTCGACGGGAAAGAGGCCGAGCTGAAAGCGGCTTCGGAACGCCTCGGCTCCATTCGTGGCCGCATTGAAGCGCTGAAGGAGAAGCGGGAGAAGGCCCAGATCATCGCGGAAGAAATTGAGCGACTGAACGACGAAATGACCGGCTGGAAAGTGCTGGCGAAGGCATGCAGCAACGACGGAATCATCCAGCTCGAAATCGACGATTCCGGGCCGATGATCTCCAGCCTCACAAACGACCTGCTTCGGTCCTGCTACGGCCCCCGGTTCTCGGTGCGGCTGGAGACCCAGAAGGAGAAAGTTGACGGTGGCCTGAAGGAGACTTTCGACATCACCGTTTACGATGGGGAGCGCAACGAAGAGAAGAGCATCCGGGATATGTCCGGCGGGGAAGTGACCATTATTGAAGACGCTATCACCAGGGCCTTTGCTCTGGTTTCCCTGAGCCGCACAAGCCGCCCATTCGAGACGCTGTTCACCGACGAAAAAGACGGCGCTCTTGACGCGGATCGCAAGGTCGAATTCATCGCCATCAAGCGCCGGGCGCAGGAAATCGGGACGCACAGCCGGGAGTTTTTCATCACGCAGACCCCGGAGCTGATCGAAGCTGCCGACGCCTGCATCCGCCTCGATCGAGGTGGCGTGACTATCCAATAAAAACAACTATTTGCCGTATGTTCCCGAAACAGATTTCGGGAACATACGGCGAGAAAGCGAGAGTCTGATATGAGCAAGCCCAACTACGACCAACTCTTGAACGTGTATAAAAACTTTGATGACACAAAAATGCTTGCAAGTGCATTGAGTGGCATCGCAAAAGAAGAAGATTATAACATTAGCCTTGGAGACCAATACAACCTTATGGAGGCAAAGACCAGCCTTGTTGGTCTTGATTCTCTTTGCAGAGATCTGCTCAAGGCGCTAAAGAAAGCCGAATCAGAACTTAAATCAGCAAAAAGCAATGGAGATTGATATATGGCAGGCAAAACAGTTGAAGCAAACCTCATTATCGAAGTAGTCGTTGACTGCCCTCATTGCGACAAGTATTTGAACCTGCTGGATACGGACGATACCGCGCACCAGGATTTGAACGAAGATGGCGCTATTATCAAGCAGGCCTGCCCTTATCAGGGGCATTGGCTCGAAGCGCATGAAAAGTTTGAAGTGAAAAGCGTTCGGTGTTCTGGGTGCGGCGAGTTTTTCAGCGTCAAGGGGTTGGCTTGGTAGGAGGAGGTGGGAGTGATTTACGAGAGGCTCAAAGATCGTGAAACCCTTGAGAAGCTGAATATCTGGCCTAACGTTTAGTTTGAGCGGCGGAGGAGGCCGCAACCCATGGAAACGGAAAGTGAAAACCGTCCGCTCGAAACTGGTGTTAGTTTGCGCTGGTCGAAAGAGGAACCGACCGCCGAAGGTTTTTATTGGAACGATGACGGCGGAGGAAGGGCGAACAGCGTAGAAATTTACCAAGTCATTAAAGCCGCGTGTGGTTTTGTTGGGTGCCGCCCGCTTACCGGCTACCGCGAGCGTGTCAATAAGATCGGTGGGAAGTGGTACGGGCCGCTGGAAGTGCCACAAGCAAACTAACGATAAAGGTAAGCGGATCGGCGCGGCACTTTCGCGACGGTCCGATTGACCGACTGGTTAGGGTGATTTTGCGCCGCTCAAATAAAAATGCACAAAGTGAATTATTTTACTTGCAATCAGTCACAATGTGCATATAATTAGAATCAAGAAAGCGGAACAAATAACCCAAACCAGAAGGAGTACAGCCATGAAAAGCAAATACGTAGTAATGAATGACGGACAATTCTGCTGGCCGGCGAATGCGGAACAGGTCAAAAGTTACGACGGCGATCCAATGAGTGACGAAGGGGTCGCGGCCTGTCCTGTCCCCGACGAACTGCGCGGAAAAATTGGCTATGGAGTAGGAAGTCAGGAGTGTATTGACCTTTGCTCCCGTCTTGTCGAGGAAGGGGCAGAAATCGTCCGTCCGGATGGCAACCAGTGACTGCCAAGGAACTGAGAGAGACCCGGCAGAAGTCGGGTCTCTCTATGGCAGAAGCGGCCAGGTTGACGGGGACACCGTACCGCACTTGGCAGAGTTGGGAAGATGACGGGCCGAGCGGGAGACGCCCGCCGGGTTTGGCTTTTGCGTGGCTGGAGCTGTACGCAAAACAGAGCCGCCCCGAAGCACCCTAACGCAAAAGTCACCTGACTGACGCGGCTTTATGCGGCAGGTCAGGTGGACTGCCGGGTTATGCAACGGAGGTTGAGAAATGAAACGAGGCAGCATAGATTTGGCGAGGCGCCTTTGCTACGAGATAGCCGGGCCGACCGACGAAGATGACGACATGACCGGCAGCGGTTACGGCAGTGTGGATATTGCCGAGATTCTTTCGGCGGAAGTTGAAAGGCTGCGCGCCGCAATTTGCCAGACGCTCGACGCAAACGGCCACCTGGCCGACGGTGATGTATGCACGCTTCTGCCGCTCAAGTTGGCGTTGCGGGAGTCGGGAGCGCCGTGGGGCGGTGACGAGTTGCATAACGACTGAGGTCAAGGGCTCGGCGCAGTTTGCCGAGTCCGCTTGCAACGATTGGTTATCTGCGGAGGTCAAAAGTGGACAAACGAGAAAGAGAGTTAGTAGACAAAATCACCGACATTGAAATGCACCTGCGGATGTCGCGGGCCTGCTCGGATGAGTTGAGGGAAGAAAACGAAACCCTTAGAAAAATGCTGACCGATGCGCTGCCACACATTGAGTGCAAAAGCCAAGATCAAAGTAATTTGGTAACCGCTATCGGTGAGGCACTGAGCAGATAACGTCTGAGTTCAGGCGACGCCGCGCAGGAGCGCAAGAGGAAGCTATAGGCGGCTGTTCGGCGGTCGCCTGCAACGATAAGTTAGAAGGGATCGGAGAATGGAAAAACTGACGGAAGGGCAAATACTTTGGTGGGTGCCGCAAAGCCAGCGGCACGCGCTGCCACGAGAAGTGACAGTGACGAAGGTCGGCCGCAAGTGGGCTCAACTCGACAACCGCGAGCGGATTGATCTCGAAACGCTGGTGGCTGACGGAGGGGGTTTCTCGGCGCCTGGCTGCTGCTACCTGAGCCAAGAACACCATGAAGGCGTGATGGCGCTACACAAAGCATGGGACGGCTTGAAGCGCGACCTTGAGTACAAGAGCGTGCCGACCGGCGTGACCGCTGCCGACATTGCGGCGGCTCGGCAACTGTTGGGGCTGCCTAACAACTGACTTCAGCCGCGAGCGGAGCGAGTCCGCTGAAAGGATTGGTTATGCCTATTTTTTACGTGGAAGGCTACGAAAGCACCCAAACAATGTGTTGCGTTGAGGCAGCCACCGAAGCCGAGGCTATCGAAAAAGCTTGGGGTGGGGATGTCATTGAGGGAACACAAGATACCGAGCCTGGGAAGAAAATTTGGAAGGCGAAGTGGACAGCGCGAGCAGGGGAGGAGAGGATAAATGCCGGACCTTTTGGGAGGGGCCGTAAATCGTACGGCTTTAAGGCATAACATAGTTTAGCCCGCCGATCTGGCCGTCTAATTCCGGTCCAAACCAAGAATGAAGGAGCCTTATGGCCTACCGCCCTCAACATCGAAAGCCCTATGCGATTCTGTACCGGAGCAAGCCGGACAAAAACGGGCAACGCCTCTACGGCGACGAATGGATTGTCTTCAGACGCTACCGCTCAGAAGGTGCCAGGGAAGACGCCATGCACGGACTCATCAATGGCAGCCCGTACCATGAATTTATGAAGGAGGAAGTTGACGAATGAAGGCTACAACCTGCCCCGACTGCGGCAACAAAATGATCCCGCAAGGAGGGTGCCCTATCTACCCCCATTGCGGCTACAGCCCGTGCCGGTAACGCATGGATCTTGACATAAAAATTGAAAGGCTGATGTCGGAGTATCGCCGCTGCGCCGCCGAAATCCCCGTTGCCAAAGCCCGCATGAAGAAGCTCGAAGAGATGAAAAAAACCCGGCTTGCGCTCGAAATGGTGCAAGCCGGGAAGGAGGGCCACAAGACAGCGGCGGCACAGGAGCGGGAGGCCTACGCCAGTGACGGGTACATGGTCTATCTGGACGACTTGGAGCGGGCCACAATCGCCTATGAGTCGCTGCGCGTCCGCATGGAGGGAGTGAGCCTCGAAGCGGAGTTGCTGCGCACCAGAGAGGCAAGCAGGCGCTCTGAGCAGCGCGGCTACGGCATGAGCTGAGACCTTTTCGCGTTTTTGCGAAAAAGGGATTGACGGCTGGCATTCGTGCGCCTTACAGTGTAAGAAAAAGAACAACAATAAAAGAAAGGCCAAGCCATGAAAAACCGATTTGAGCTTATCCGGGAAGCGCTGGAATTGACGCAGGAGCAAGCCGCTTCCAGGGTTAAAGTTCACCGCAACACCTGGCGGACATGGGAGAATGAAAACCATGAGCCGCAAACAGCGCACCGCAAGAAAATCCGCCAACTTGAAGAAGAAGCAAAGAAGGTTCCAGGGTATGCAGATTTGAAATAACTCCAGGCACTAGGTTGAGCCAATGAACACTGACATTCGCATAGACGTGAAATTGCCGAGACATAGGAAATTCAAGCGATTGCGACGCATGGTGGGCCCCACCGCCATGGAAAACCTGATCTGCTTCTGGACCACAGTTGCCGAACAACGCCCGAACGGAGTGTTGAACGGGTGGTCGAACGAAGACATTGAAGACGTTGCTGGCTGGGAAGGGGAGCCCGGCGTGTTCGTAAGGGGCATGCTCGAAGCAAAGTTCCTGATCGAAACACCCAACGGGTACGCCCCGAAAGATTGGGAAGAACACCAGCCTTGGGCGGTAAACGGTGAGCAAAGAAAGGCGGCTGCAAGGAAGGCCGGGAAGGCAAGTGCGGCGGCTCGAAAGGCACAAAAAGGGACCGCGCAACCTCTCCCGAACGGCTCCCGAACGACCACCAAAAACAGCCCGAACGAAGCAAAAACAGAAAGCCGTAAAAATCAAGATGTTACGCAACGAAAATCGAACAACCCCGAACGCAGCGTTCGGACGTTCGACCGAACCCCTTCTCCTTCTCCTTCTCCTTCTCCTTCTCCTTTAAAAACAAAAGGAGAGGAATCTTCTTACGAAGATTCTTGCTCTGAGCAAAACTCAGAGCCGACCATCGAAGTCTTGCCCCCCGAGGGCGGATCAGTGATTCAGATCCCACTGGTAGGGGGCGAGGCGCACCACGTCCCGCAGTCGGACATTGACCAGTGGACGCAGCTTTTCCCGGCGGTCGATGTGTTGCAGGAGCTTCGCAAGGCAGCGGCATGGTCGGACGCGAACCCCAAGCGTCGGAAAACCAAAAGCGGGATCAAGGCGTTCCTTGTCAATTGGCTTTCAAGGGAGCAGGACCGTGGTGGCGCTAAAAACAACGCAGGCCGCGCCGCCACAACGACGGATCGGAACCGGGAAGAGTTCCGGCGATACATGGAGGGCCGATGAACGAGGAAACCAGGAAGGCGATAGGGTGCAGACTCTTTGCCTTGTCGGAGTTAATCAGCGTTGATGTCTCTGCAACCAAAATCCGGGCCTATGAGGACATTCTGGCCCCCTACGGCAAGGACAAAGTTTTTCGGGCGATAGAGAGGGTGAGCCGAACTCACAAGTTTCGGACTTTCCCCCTCCCCGCCGATTTCATCGAAGCGATTGAAGCCGAAAACCCTGACGGCTTTTTGTCCGGCAACGAGGCCTGGGCAAAGGCGCTCGGCTTGTCGGACGAGAGCAAGAGTGCCGTCATCTGCCCGGAGATTTTGGAAGCCTGGAGCGCATGCCGGGCGATTTTTCAGAGCGGGGATGAGGTTGGGGCGAGGGTTTGCTTTCGGGACGCATACGACCGGGCGGTTGCTCGCGCAAAAGAACGAGGCGGGCTGGCTCGCTGGTATCTCTCCGAAGGCTTTGACCCGGAACACCGCGCAGCCGTGGCGCGGGAGGCGGTTGAACAAGGGATTTTGCCCAGGGCCGCTGTCTCCAACCTGCTGCAACAGGATACGACTGCGGAAGGCCGGGCTCTCATTTCCATGGTGGCCGGGGCTGAACAACCCACTGAAAACCTGAAGCCGGTCTTTCTGGCGAAACTTCGCAAGCTGCGCGAAGACCTGGAAGAGAAGGGCAGAATTCGTGATGAACAGCAGCGGCGGATGAAGGACGAAGAGCTTAGGCAGGAAATAGCTCAAATCCGAGACCGGAAAGAGAAGCTCAAGTCCGATTTGCAAAAAAAATTATCTTCAGCCCTCACAGAGTAAGACCGTAAATCAACGCAGTCGGCACAGAATGACCCCTAGGGCCGCAAAAGGCCGAGGAAGACATACCAAGGCAAGGGCCCGAAAAAAATATCGGCCTTAAAACTGAAATTTCAAAACTTTGACATGGAGGGAACCATGGACAAGACGCACCAGGAGGAATGGTTGGAGAAAAACGCGGTCAAGTGCGATCTGCACAACGCCAGGATCGCCCCCTTCGCCTGCGAGCAGTACCGCAACGGAGACAACGGAGAGCTGTGCGCCGGATGCACCCAGGCGCAGAGCATGGACAAGCTGGCGAAGAAGTCATCGAAGCCAGCGGGCCGCAAATGGGCAACGTCCCTGAGAACCTACGCCCGGCGCGGCGCGGCAGCGTCCATGAAAACCAGAAGGGGGCAGGGAGATGCGTAGACACACAAGGTACGCCGTTGAGTGCGAGAACGAGCGATGCAGGCAGAAATTCCACGTCACCGAAAGCCGGATGCACCAGCGCTATTGTTCCCGCGAGTGCTTGGAGGCTTCCCGGCTGCTGGATAAAGACGCCGTTCAGGAACTCGCCCAACAGGGCTATTCCCGCCGCAAGGCTGCGGAGTTGATGGACGTGCCCTACCCCACGTTTTTCCGCAAGCTCCAGACCCAGGGGCTCAACGGCTTTTTCCTCGGGCGCGGCAAATACCATTCGTCGGAGCACTTCGGCATCAATCGCGGCGCAGATTTGTCGAGGGACCACGATTTTAGTGAATGGGATGACAAATTCAATGTGCCACAATCGAAGACAATCCACTGAAAGGCAGCTCAAGTGACCAGAATCGTCCGGCACAAATTCACGGGCCAGAAGAAAAGCAAGTACGCCGCACAGGCCGTTGTCGTTGACGGCATCCGCTTCGATTCCAAGAAAGAGGCGCGGTACTACAGCGAGCTGAAGCTAAGACAGAAGGCCGGGGAGGTTCTTTTCTTCCTGCGGCAAGTGCCTTTTCATCTACCGGGGAATATCCGGTACGTCATCGATTTCCAAGAGTTTCACGCGGATGGCACCGTTCATTTCGTGGATACCAAGGGATTTGAGACCGAAACCTTCAAACTCAAGCGGGCCCAGGTAGAAGACCTGTACCCTGTCATCATCAAAACCGTGTAGCGGAGGGAAGAAATGAGCCTGTTCAAAAGCAAAACTGCAATCAAGCAATACCGCGTCGTCGCCGAAGATGCCCAGGAGGGCAAGAACATCACCCAACTGGCATTCCAGCCCATCGATGAGGTGGCAAGAGCCGAATCCGTCGGGTTCGTCGATCCGCTCGACCCTGAGCGCTTCACGGAACTCAGCAGGTTGACCCACGAAGACAACAGGCTGTTCGCCATGCGCCAGGACCGGCGGAAAATCCCCCCGTCGGTCGTCAAGCGGCACCTTGCGGCTGCAAGCGCGGCCTTCCTGGCAGAACACCCCGGCCTCAAGCGTGTTCCCAAGGGGAAGAAGGAGGCGATGCTCGAAGCGGTGATCGCCGAACTGCTGCCGAAAACCTACCCCATTGCGAAGGTCACGCAGTTCTGTATCTCCAGCACTTCAGCCATGATTTTCACCTCGTCCGCCAGGGAGTGCGACACGGTGACGGATCTCTTTCGATTGACCGCGCCCGGCCTGAGATTCGTTCCCATCGCGCCGATTGATATCGCCTACGAGCTGCTCGGCGAGAAAGCCGCCGGGCTGGACGAGGGGAGCAAGGACGATGATTACCTGCTGCGCGTCTCTCAAAACTCGAACCTCGGAGCAGAGTTCCTGAAGTGGCTGGCATGGAAGACGGACACCGACAACGACGGCTCTGCGTACATCTGCGAAAAGGTGGTCCTCAAAGACGACGGCGGCAAGGTCGCCGTGAGTGGACCCGAGTTCAGCTTCACCGAAATAAAGTCTGCCCTCCTGGCGGGCAAGTCGATTGTCGAAGCGCACATCGTCATGGAAAAAGGGGAAGATGTCTGGTCCTTCAACCTGGACGCAGAAACTTTCGACATCAAGAGCATGAAGACCCCTTCTGTCGTGCTCGACAAGGCCGCTGACGACGAAGAGCTTGAGCGGCTGGCGGTCTGCACCGAGAAGCTGGCGCTTATCGAGACCGGCCTCAACCTCTTCCGCGAGAAGTTCAAGAGGTTTCTGGAATACAGAACCACGGCACCGAGTCCGATGCTGCCCGTCATAGTGTGGTACGAAAACGCGGACTAAAGGGGGGTAGCTCATGGCAAATTGCAGGAAATGTTGGCGACCCGCCGCACCCGAACGCATGGGGCGGCCTGTTCATTGCCGCCTCTCACATGGGCATCATCCGCCGCATTGGATACCGCAAAGCAACACGGAAGCTGGCGCACCGCCGCGTTATTTCAATCTGGAAAAGTGCTTGATTTTTCATTGTTATTCAGCAATAAGGCTTTAAAAGGAGGAAGGCATGACACGCGACGGCAAAATCTGGGGAATGGTGGCAATCGCCGACCATATCGGCAGATCCCCCACTTGGGTCAAGAAGTGGAAGGCGCGGCTCGACATCCCCATCGTCAAAATCGGAGGGCACTGGTGCGGGCGCGTCACGGACCTGGACCGCTGGAAAGAAAACTGGTTCGACTTTGTGGATGGAGGGGCCCGTGACTGAAAAGAAAGCACGGGCCACGAAACCAGCGCCTAAAAAACCTGCCGCGAAGAAAAAAACCCAGAAAAAACGAGAGCCTACAGTAAAACGCAACAGCTACGGCCTTACCCATAAGGATTGGCTTGTCGTCATGGAGCGCGTCAAAGATCCGACGCTTTCCATGACCAACGCTTATCTGAAAATCTACACCAACTACTCCAAAAGCTCTGCCGGGACCAAGGCCAGCGCCTTGTTTAAAAAGGTTCAAGTTGCAGAACTCATGAAAGAACTGATAGCCGGGCGGGAAAAAGAGGCGATTCTTACCATTGATGAGAATTTGCGCCTGATTTCCAATACGGCGCGGGCCAGCATGTTCGATTTCTTCGACGTGGACGAGCGCGGCATGCCGATCCTCAACCTGAAGAAGGCGACCCCGGACCAGCTTGCCCAGATCCGGGAAATCGACGTGGAAGAGGTGTTGGAGGAAATCGACACCGACGCCGAAGGCAATCCCGTCCTGGGCCGGGTCCGCAAAGTCAAGGTGAAGGCCCACGACGTTCAGAAGGCCCGCGAGATGATGGGTCGGTATCAGAAGCTCTTCAGCGAGGCGCACCAGCGCGTCACCGATGCCCAGGCCAAGATCCTGCGACGGGTTCAGAGCGGGGAGATCACGGCCAAGGAAGGCGGCTTCGAGTTCGCTTGCCTGGGGCTGCCCCTGCCCAAGGTGCTGGAACTGGCGATCATGAAGGAAGAAGGCCTCGAAGACAGGTTCGCCAAGCCGCCTTCAACGGAAGAGCTGGAGCGCCGGGCTGCCGAGATGCGAAAGGCCCGCGAAGAGCAGCGGGAGCAGTTTGTACCCCAGCGCCGGGCCGAAATCGAAGAGAGCAAGGCCCGCCTCAAAGACTCTGAGCAATGGGAGGAAGGCGATGGCCGGTGATTGCGCTTGCGGTAAATGCCGGGCCCCAGGGTCAAACCTTGTGGTGGAAGACGATTACCTGACCGAAGCGATGATTCTGGTGCGAGTCGTGCGCTGCCGCCTCTGTAGCTGGCGCGTGGAGCAGGAGGTCTCCAGCAAGATGACGCGGGAAGTCACTTTCGGCTCCATCAGCCGCATGCAGATGACGCCCTGCACCGTTGTCGGCTGCGACGGGGATTTCTTCGACGGGAACTCCAGATATCGCATGTGCAAAACCTGTAGCGCCGTGCATCGCCGCTGGGTGGACAAGGCCAAGCGCGGCGGCACGGCCCCGGCCCCTTTTCATTGGCGGGATGGCAAATGGTATCGGGCCTGATTTTTTTTGTTTTTTCTCTCCTGACATCGTTTAGTGAGTGGGTTGATAAATTCACAATGTTAAGGTGTTTGGACCGACAGGAGGGAACATGGAAAAGGAAATTATCGGAGACGCAACGCTGTACCTGGGAGACTCGCGGGAGCTGATGGCGTCATGGGAAGAGGGTAGCGTTGATCACATCATCACCGACGTGCCGTACCACAACAGGACGCACAGTAACGCCAAGACCAATAAGGCCGGGGCCGAGGAATTCATCGATTTTAGCTCCATCAGCGGCGAAGAATTCGCCACGTTCTTTGCGGAGTTCCTGCGGGTGTCTCTGCGGTGGGTGGTTTCCACCTGCGACTTCCAACATATCCCGCTGCTGTACGATTGGCCCGAGTTTGTCCGGCACGGGATCTGGGTCAAGCCGAATCCGACGCCGCAAATTTCCGGCGACAGGCCGGGCCAAGGTTTCGAGGCCGTGGCAATCCTGCATCGGGAAGGCCGCAAGCGGTGGAACGGTGGCGGCAAGGCGGGAACCTGGAGCGTACCCGTCGCCAGGGGAGCGCTCTACCCGACAGAGAAACCGCTGTCTCTCCTGAGCCACTTCGTTCACGACTTCACCGACGTGGGGGAAACCATTTTTGACCCCTGCATGGGCCGGGCGACAACAGGCGTTGCCGCCGTGACCAACGGGCGAAAGTTCATCGGCTGCGAGATCCGGCGGGTGGCGTTCGATTTGGCATGCAAGCGGATCGAAGACGAATTGAAACAGGGTCAACTTTTCCACTGAGAGGGAGCCATGGCGCAGTATCTCACCACAAAACAACTCGCGGCCAAGCCCCTGCGGTGGCATGCCCGTAAATGCCTGCGGATCTGGTTCTTCAGCGGCGGCAAGGATGCGCTGGCGGGCGCGGGCGATGTCGTCGCCGGCCTGTCCTGCGCCGGGCTCGGCTTTACTCGGGCGGCTCTCTGGTTGCTGTATCTGCTCTTGCTTCCTTTGACTCTTCCTTTAGATGCCTACCTGAGCCGCCGGATCGCCAAAGCTGAAGCGGACGACGGGCAACTCCGGAGGTATCCGGGATGAAGCCGCGTTGTCATCTCTGTCACCGGGAGCTGAAGGACGCCGAGAGCATCAAGCGGGGCTATGGCCGCACCTGCTGGCTCAAGGCCCACGGAGAGTTCGCCAAGAGGCGGCGCGGGAGTGTCGGCAGGGCCAAGATCGGCGGCGGCATAAACGACGGCCTGAATCAGTTGAGCATTTTCGACGTATTGGGAGGGGAAGAAAGTGGCAAAGGTTCTGATAGCTTGTGAGTATTCCGGCACGGTTCGAGACGCATTCAGACAAGGGGAAGTGATGAAGACCATGAATTGTTTACCTTGGGTAGTTCCAGTAGTGGCCCTGATCGGCCTTGTGGTGACGGCCTACAACGTCGGCGTTGCCGCAGGAATGAGACGGCAGGCGCTTATCCACAACCTTGCGAGTGAGAAGGTGATCCGGGTGCAACTGCCCGTAGACCCCAGGCTGGCACGGCAAACCATGGAGATGATGGCCGACTTCATGGCGCGGGCCGAAGAGGTCTTGCGCCATGAAGAGGGCGGCACGGACCAGCCGCAGGCCAGCCATGAGTAGGAAAGTGGGAATCCTGACCGGCCCCAAGGAGTACGAATGTCCCAAGTGCGGCACTCGCAAGGCGTGGATACCGTATTTTCAGGACAGCACAGCGCCGAAGTGCTGCGGCAAGCTGATGGAGGTGAGGTCATGACCCACGTCAACAAAGACGGAAAGCACGAATTCCTCACCCATGAGCAATATGAGCAAAAGTATGGGCAACTGCCCATATCTCGCGGCCCGCATTACAGCGACGGCAAAGTCCTGGCGAAGTTGCGGGAAGCCGAGGATGTGACCGTCCGGGAGCTGGCAAAGGCTATGGGAACAACACCGTCATGGGTCTCTGCGGTCGAAATGGGCCGCGAGGAGGTGACGGCACAGATCCGGGAGGCCTATCAAAAGGGGCTTCTCGATATTGAGTTGAAACGGAAAATCTAGGAGGAGACGATGGACGCTAAGACGCGAAGAAAGCATCTCATTGAATTCCAACGCGCACACACAGATTTCGAATTGACCCATGCCGCCATAGAATTGCTTGAGCGGGTCAAGGGCACTTCTGGCGTGATAAACCAACTGCAAAAAAAACAGCAAACGCACCTGCGCAGGATGGATGCCGCTGCTTCCAAACTCGGAGCGCCTTACGGGGCGGGGGGGGATTCAATGACCACAACGGAAATCGCAGGATATCTTTATGGCGCAGAATACGGGCGCGACATGGTTCCGCAATTCATTATCGATGCGGCCAAGCAGGCCGGGATCGTCATCGTCCATGGCGACAGCGACGATCTTGTCCGGCTCCTTGGAGCAATCGATGACGAAGTTGACGCCTACAACGGCACCGAAATCTTTGTGACCGACAAGGGCTTGCTCAGAAACGAGTGCCATAACCCTGAGTGCCGCCAGTATTCCCGCCAGAAAGAAGAAGCGGCCAAGATCAAGGCTATCTGGAACGACCTGGGTGATCCCTTTTGGGAATTCGAGACCGATATCCCTCACAAAACTTTTATCATCGTGGAAGAGGATGAACAATTCTGCCGGGGGATCGTCTTCGCCCTGGCAGATATTCCCGCCGCGACATGACCGACACAGACTTCACCGATTCGCAACTCGCCTCGTTCGGCTGCATGGCCTGTCACCGCCTCGGCTACGGCACGTCACCGGCTGAAATTCACCATATCCGGCGCGGTGGCTCAAAGCGCGGCAACGCCCCGAGAATCCCCCTTTGCCCGGCACATCACCGGCAAGGGGGCCGGGGCGTTGCCGTCCATGCCGGAAGAGAATCGTTCGAGGCTTCAATCGCAACCGAAGGGGAGCTTCTGGAGTTGATCCCCGATATCGCCGCAAAGCCTTGGCTGCATCTATGAGCACCCTCTTTTCCAATCCCGATTACATCGATTTCTGCGCCCGCTACCGTAACAACCTCATGGATTACGTCGATCACCATTGTCGACAGCGGATGTCCTGGCAGCAGGAGGATTTCATTCGCTTGGCGCAGGAGCACGGGGCCCAGGTTGCGGTAGCGTCCGGGCACGGCTGCTTCGGCCTTGGAACCGAAATCATGCTGCATAGCGGCGAGATAAAGCCGGTTGAGAGCGTGAATGTGGGCGACATCCTTATGGGCGATGACGGTACGCCGCGAAACGTCTTGGCGCTAAAACGTGGCCGGGAGGCGCTGTATCGCTTCACCTACAACGACGGGTCTAGCCACGTCTTCAACGAAAGTCATATCCTTTGCCTTGTCGCAACAAACTCAAAAGGCCGCAGAGAGTCTGGAGAGAAAACTGAGGTGACGGTTAGGGATTGGCTGCAATGGGGAGCCGATAGAAAGCGTTGCCATGCTGTCTACAGGGCGAGTGTAAATGATTTCGGCTGGGAGCCCGAAGAGCTACCGATCCCGGCATATATACTCGGACTCTGGCTAGGAGATGGACATATTCACACGCCAACGATAACGACACCAGATAGAGAAGTAAGCGAGGCATGGGGCCGGTATGCAGTTTCTAAGGGCTACAGGCTTACCTATTGGGGGGCGAGCGGCAAAGCCAGGATGTGGCACATTGGGATAGGAAAAGGGAGGGCCAATCCATTCATCGAAACTCTTCGAGCACATGGTTTAACAGATGAACTGCACATACCTAAAAAATACTTGCTTGCGCCATACCAAGACAGGCTAGAGCTTTTGGCTGGCATTATTGATACTGATGGGTTTTTAGCAAGCGCGGGCACAGCATTCGACGTTGTTCAAAAGAGCGAAAGATTCGCAAGAGATATTGTGTGGCTGGCTAAATCGATTGGTTGTCATGCTACAGTTAATAAGACTCGAAAAAAATGCTGCAACACCGGAGCGGTGGGAGATTATTGGCGGATCAACATAGGCAGAAATATCGACAAGATACCTGTCCGAGTAGAAAGAAGGAAACCGATAGATAGAAACAAGAACCGGCCCAACCTTAATTTCGGGATAAGAAGCTGCGCTCCACTAGGCGAAGGTGACTATTACGGCTTCATCCTCGACGGAAACAGCAAATTTCTTGGTGGAGACTTCACCGTTCTTCATAATACCGGCAAGACCTTTCTGCTCGCTTGGCTCTTCGATTGGCATCTTCGCGTTTACCCCTTGAGCAACGCCCTATTGACCGCAAACAGCATCGACCAGTGCCGCACGGGCGTATGGAAGTACATGGATGAGGTCATCGCCGACGTGGAGGCTATCAACCCTTACCAGCGGGGCCACTTCGTCAAGGAAACAAAGCGGTACTTCAACAAGCACTGGAAAGATTCGTGGTACGTCATCCCCCGTACCGCCTCGAAGTCCAAGCCGGAATCACTGGCGGGCCAGCACAACGAAAATTACCTGTGCGTGGTGGATGAGGCCTCGGGCGTGGATGATGTCATTCACGGCGTTTTGCGCGGCGCCCTGACCCAAGCCGGAAACCGATATATCATGGTCTCGCAGCCGACGCGGGCAAACGGTCACTTTGCCGACGCGTGGGGGCAAAACTCCAGTCTTTACAAGACGTTGAATCTCAACTCCGAAGAAAGTCCGCTTGTCACCCGCGAATTCATCGAAATGAAGCTGATTGAGTACGGCGGGCACCACAGCCCTGAGTACCAGATCAAGGTTCTGGGGCGGCTACCCGACAACATGAGCGGCTTTCTCATTCCGAAATCATGGCTTGAGGATGCGCAGACCAATCAGATTGAGCACAAAGAGGCCTGGGGCTGGATTCTGACCGCAGACGTTGCTGAAGGGAAGTTCCGGGATTCGTCCGTTTGGTCCATCGCCAAAGTGAGCGGCTACGGCCCGGATCGCAAGGTCGATATCGTGGAGACGGTCGAATACCTGGACAAGGACGAATTGGCCTTTGCCCGAGAGATCTATCAGCGGGTTCAAGACTTCCCCAACATCACCGTTGCAATCGACGGCGACGGGCCGGGTCGCACCGTCATCCTGACGCTCGAAGAGCTGGGCGTTCCGTGCGAAACAATCCATTGGGGCCTTCCGCCGTTTTCGGAGACCGACAAGCGCCGATACAAGAACCTGCGGGCCTACGCCTCGTATCAGGCCAGGGAGGCCTTAAGGCAGCAGCGCATTCATATCCCCCGCAACAAGAAGATCGTGGAGCAGGGCAGCAAAATCCCTTACAAGATGGACGAAAAGGGCCGCTACTCCATCCTTCCCAAGGATCAAATGGCCTCGCAGGGCATCAAATCCCCGGACCTTTTCGATACCGTTTGCTTCTTCTACTTGGTCGATTACACGCCGGTTGAAGAGGCCAGCGACCGGGAGAGAAACGAGGCGCTGGAGCGGGCCAAAAAGATTTTGGCAGGGAACGATTGAATAGTGAATGGGTTGATAAATTCCTTTTGCGATACTGAAGGCATAGAAGGGAGGGAGCCATGAAAAACAGAGTCATTTCCGCCGAAGCAGAAAAAGTTCTCGAAGCGCTCAAAGCCTGCTGCCGGACTCATGTGGCTAAAAGCAGTTTTTGCATGAACTACTACGTTTCAAAAGGCGACGCCGTGGCCGTTGATATTGGGCCGTTGACCGTCAGCATCGCCGAAGTTGCCGGGAAAAGCATTGAGAACACGCGCAGGCTTCTAAATAAGCTCGAAGCGTCCGAGATGGTCATTTCAATGCGGAGCCCCGGCTGTATATCCCGCTGGTGGCCGCTCGGCATGGCAAAAGAGCTGAACGAGGGAGAGGTCTATGAAGAAAATCATCTTTGAAATTGACAGCCCAGGCGAGGCGGCGGCGGGGATACGGCCCAGCTACGACCAGATCGCCATTGAGGTGGACAGCGGCGACCCTGGCGGCAGCCCTGTGCGCCGGGGTCTGAGGCGTTGGAGGCAACTATGAAATGTAGAACTTGCAAGGTAACGATTGAGGTAAGCGGAGAGCGGAGCGAATCCGCTTCACCGCTGGGTTAGGTTCTAAATCTGCGCTCGGGCGCAGCCCGATAGGGGGTTAAATGGTTGAGGTTTTTAGCAGCGGAGGCGGGACGCAAAGCAACTGTATCGCTTCGCTGATAATTCAAGGAAAGCTGCCGAAGCCGGATCTTGCGGTGATTGCCGACACTGGTCGGGAATGCGGGACAACGTGGCAATACCTTAACGCCGTTACGTTGCCTGCACTGGCAGGGGTAGGGGTAGAAATTCATCGTGTGTGCTGCGATGAGTGGGGCGGTCATTATGCAAAAGATCCGAACTGGCTTGACCCGAGCGGGAAGACCATGATTTTGCCAACATGGACAGACGAGACCGGGAACGTCGGCAAGATGCCGGGGTTTTGTTCAAGCAAATGGAAAAACCGAGTCATTCAGAGTTTTTTGAGCAAGACATTCGGTTTGACCCGCTCAAAGGTGAAAATGTGGATCGGATTCAGCATGGACGAAACGCGCCGGGCTTTGCGAATGATGGCGGGGCCGGAATGGGAAAAAGGGCTTATCCGGTTTCCGATGATTCACGATGTGCCGATGAAGAGGCACCACGGAATCCGCGAAGTCGAGAAGATGGGGTGGCCGAAGCCGCCCAGGTCGCGTTGCTGGATGTGCCCGAACCAAGCCGACGACGAATGGAAAGACCTGAAGGAGAACGCACCGGACGAATTTGCTCAAGCGGTGGCGTTCGAGAGGGAAATGCAGGCGTTCGACCCGTGCGCCTGGCTGCACCGATCATGCACACCGCTGGACCAGGTGGACTTTACCGCAGAACCGACCCTATTCGATGCGGGCGGATACTGTTCGAGCGGCATGTGCTTTGTCTGATTTTGCGCAGATTTAGAATCTAACGACTGAAATAACCGGAGAGCGTAGCGAATCCGGTTGATTGACTTGTTATAAATCTTTGGGCGTCTCTTCCGTGGCAAATTAATAGTTTAGTTGTTTTTTTGTATTGACAAGAAAACAAAGTTGAAATATATTTAAATCAACTTAACGACATAGGAGAACAAACATGGAAACTTATGAAATTCACATCAATGGCACCCTCGCTGATTCCACCCCGCTTGCTGGCCTCGCGTACCTGCGCTTCGAGTCTGCCCGTCTTGTTGGTGCTGCTTCGTTGGTGCGCGTTTCGCACAGCCCTGATCCGGTTTTTTGTGGCCGCCAAGCATATGACCCAGAAACTGGGGGGTGGGTATGAGGCCACTACCGGCAGACCCAACGAATACCGGCACCCCGCCCGAATGTGCGGCGGGGTGCAGATACCGGCAGCGATTCACCGGCTTTGTCCTGCAAAAGAACGCACTGCGCTCGGAGCTGGCAAGTATGATTGACCCCTGGCGCTGTGGATGGAACATAAAGCCGGGGATGCTCGGTGGAGATCCTCTTGATTATGCACCATGCTCATTTGTGGAGGGCGACCATGCCTAAAGGAGGATGGCGAGGCGGGGGCAGGCCGCAAGGATCGACCAGCCGCAAACCTGTGCGGGACGTTGTTAAGCAAACCCGCTGGACGGCTGAAGAGTGGGATGAGGTAGAGCGCAAAGCTGTGGTGGCAGGAATTACTCCAAGCGAGTACGTACGTGCCGCCACTCTTTCGCACAAAGATTTATAACGACAAGGGTAACCGGTTGCGCGGCAGTTTGCGCAATCCGAGTTGACCCGCTGGTTATGCGAATTTTGGAGGAAACTATGGGAAGCATGAAAGGGAAACTGGCGAGAATTGACGCGGCTTTTGGAAGACTCGCCGACATGATAAGCGGCGGTAATCTGTTGGCAAGTGCAGATCCAGTTGGTTTTTTGGACACGATAGCCGCAGAACTGAAAGACCTGCGGGACGAGAACGTGAAGCTGAAGGGTACTGTGAGCATAAAGCAAGACCGGATAAACGATTTAGAGAAATCCTTGCGGGACACGCTGCGGCAACTGGAGAAGGCCATCAATGGAAATGCGATGGATGGAGACTGGATTTCCGCAGAGATGGCTGGGCGTGAATGTTTGTACGCATAACAATTAGCTAAACATCTTGCGGACAGGAGAAACACCATGAACACATGGCCAGGCGGACGCAGACATGCAATGACGCAAGAGGAGCACGCCCATTGGAACGCAGATAACTACCCTGGAACTTTGCAGCTTTGCAGCAAATGTGAGGAGCCGACAGGCCACTGCGAAGAGGACTCTATTGTGGATGGTGATGGAAACCCTCACTGTGAAGATTGCGCCATTGGTTGTGGACTGATGGATGGTGATGCTGGCGCATAACGACAAAGGTAAGACGCGCCGCGCCGACGACGGCGCACCACTGAATCGAACGCGAACCCGACAGCTATTGCGCGTCGTCTTCAGCGACGGGTTATGAGTCGCCTAAACGGAGGTACTGATGGAAATTGACGTACAGATAGAGCGCATTGATAACGGCTATATCGTGACCGGCAACGACAGCACGAAAACGCGAACCTTTTACCCGACGCTGGAAAAGTTCGCAGAGGCCTGGATCGTTGAGCAACTGCGAGAGCGTGACCGCTCAATCCGCGAGCACTACACCCCGGAGAGGCCGTTCAACTTCAAATTGACGAGCGACTTATAACATAGTTTAGCCCGCCAACACGGCTTTTTAACCCGCAAAAAAGAGGTTTCCGGTGGCAGAAAAAACCCTGAAAATCATGACCGTATCGCTGATGTCCGTGAAGAAGTTCAAGGCCTACGCCGTCTACGACGCCGGACAGCTCATGGTGACGGACGTGATCCCCATTACCGGCATGTTCGGGACGTGGAAGCAGCCCCTCATTGACGAAGTGAAACAGAAGCGCGACGCCGGGTTCGCCGTCCTCGTCGAAGAGCGGACTGATCATATCGCCCGCCACGGCACCCGCTACCTGCTCGAAGAGGAAGGCGACAGCGGCCAAAGCAACTTCTATGACGCACTGGATTGGTACTTTGCCCTTTCGGACCTGGACAACGTGATCCTTCACTCCGACTGCCAGCAGTACGCGATCCGTATCGGCGGCGAGGGCGCGAAGGTGGAGAAGCGCCAGGACGACAAGGGCCGCACGGTCTACAACGTCAACTGGAGCGTCTTCAATGGCGGGTTCCGCGCCGTGCTCATGTGCGCCGTGGCCGCGATGCAGGAGCCGGTCAGCCGCCGCTTTATCGATGAGTTTTGCACCTACCTGGACACGCCGGACGACGAAGAGTTGCACCCTGCTGTCGCGTTTGCGCGGGCGCTGGAAGAAGGCGAGAGACAACGGGCCCGCGCATTGGCTGCGGGCATAGAAGAAAGGAGCAAGTAGGTGACGGAAAACGGAGCGTTCTTCAGGTTTATGGCGGTGATTGCCGCATGTGTCGCTTTGGCATGGGGCGCGGCATACGTCTGGAAATTTTTTCTTTCAGAATGGATGGTTTGGCCCTTTGCTGTGACGGTGACAGTTCTCTATTGGTGCCTGTTTCTTCTTGGCCGCTACTGTGCCCGCGTCGCATCTGGAAAGGCGAAATAGCCATGGCCCTGTCGAGACTCTCCCCCCACAACATTGCCGACGACCTGAAGCGGGCGACTCTTTACCGGGAGATCCGGGCCGGGGCCGTGGGCTGGCGCGAACGAGAAATCCAGCCCGATGAGGTGTTGCGCCCCGAGCTGATTGCCTACCGCCACTACGGCACCGAAGACATGGCCTGGGCGGTGCGAATTGCCGCAGGGCTGGACGACCCCCGTGAGGCCATGGAGGCGGGCGTGAAGATAATCCTGCCGCCGCTGACGTTTGTGCGGGAAAGAATTAAGGCGCTGTCGGAATAATGAATGGGTTGATAAATTCCCGGTGCTATGGTGGTGAAAAAGGAGGGAATAAATGAACAGCATTTCGGAAGACCTCAAGAAACTCGAAGAACTCAAGGCTGAAGTTGTTGCTGCGGAACAGCGGGCCTTGGCCCACAAACAAGAGATAATCGAACGGCATTCCCCTGTAAAGATCGGTGATGATGTTGTCGTCAATGTTTACAGCCACAAAGGCAAAACTATTCAGGTTGACCGTGTTGGCCTGCGTGATTGTTTCGGCGGATTCTTCCGTTTCGAGGCAACTGGCTTTGTCAAAAAGGCGAACGGAGCTGCTGGCTTGAACAGGGGCGAATGGCGAAGCGATTCATTTAAGTAAGGTATAGCACCCCCTCCCCTTCGCGCCGGGTGGTCCGGCCAGCCCGTGGGATTGACCCATTGAATCCACAGGACACGGGCGGGGGAGGGGAGTTTTCAATGAACAGGAGCAATGAAGCATGAGCGTCAACAAAGTGATACTCGTAGGACACCTCGGGAAAGACCCCGAATTACGCTACACTCCGGGCGGCACAGCCGTCGCTACGTTTTCAATGGCGACGACGGAGCGGTTCAAGGACCGCGACGGCCAGCAGCAGGAGAAAACCGAATGGCACAACGTCGTAGCATGGCGGCAGTTGGCCGAGATCTGCGGCAAGTACCTGCACAAGGGCAAGCAGGTCTATATCGAGGGTAAAATCCAGACCCGCTCCTACGACGACAAGGACGGCAACAAGCGGTACGTCACCGAGATCGTGGCCGACCAGATGCAGATGCTTGGCGGACGCGAAGAGGGCCAGGGAGGCGGCAACCAACCTCGCGGCGGGCAGCCGGGCGGGGAGCAGAGAGGCGGCTATGGCGGGCCCCAGGGCGGGTACGCAGGCGTCGAGCCCGATTTCAACCCTGACGATGATATTCCCTTCTGACGAACACCGTGGAGCGTGTCATGAAAACGCCTGTTTACCGTTGTCGAAAGTGCGGACGCGAAGAGCGCTATCACCCGTCACCCGGAAAGCCCTTCGGGGCCTTCCGCTGCTGCGGCCTGCCCATGGAGCGCCACGATGCCTAGTTTCTCGACAGGAGAGCCCCAAGACATCCAACTCCCCGCACTGGAGCCGGACATGCACTGTCCCGAATCGGGCGGGAAGCGCGGATCTTTGAACTTCTGGGCGCAACAATGCCGCACCCGACAACTCCCCGGCGGCGGCTGCAATGCCACGAAATGCAAGGCCGGGACACCTCACCGGCCCGAAATGATCGAGGAAAAGAAACCCGTCAAACCTCTACAGCCAGCGCCGGTCAAGGAAAAACCGAAAGCCGAGCCCAAGCTCTGCAAAGTACGCGGATGCGACCGGGAACATAACGCCATGGGCCTTCGCACAAGGGATTATAAGCGGATGCAAAAAAACAAAGCAGCAGGTCGAGCGGGCAAATGTATTATGCCGGACTGCCAAAACGAAGCTGTCATCGATTACCTGTGCCTGACCTGCTTGCCCTGCGAGGAAGACGGAATAGAGCCGCAAAAAAGGGAAGCAGTTGACCTTGGCCCGTTGCCGCTCAAGGTTAAGAACGGGGGCAAAACCGTCAAGGAGTGGGATCTTCCCCAAGGAAAGCCAACACAACAGGAGGCGACAAGTGGCGGGATTGAGGAAAGTACTCAAAATTTACGGCAAAATGACGCTGAAGGATGCGACAGGGAAGACAGTTCAGATGGAGTGGGACTATCACCTGGACGAACCCGTGAAGAAGGAAGACTTCACGCCGCAGCGGCGAGCCCTGAGCGAGAAAGCCAAGTGGAGCAACTGCCTGAAGCTATCGGAAGCCTCAACCTGACCGCCCGCGACGGCTGGCGGCTGATCCAGGGGGCCGCAGAAGACGCCATGTCCGAACCCGACAACCCCGCCCATATCACCCGCGCCCGCCAGATCCTCGCCCTGATCGATCACATGATTCAATGAACGGAGCCCGGCCCTGTTTCGCGCAGCGGCCCGGCTGTGCTAGATAAGGAGAACTGACATCGTGAAATGCCCTGAATGCAGCAAGAAGGTCGCCAAGGAGAAGCGCCTTTGCCCGACTTGCGGTTGTGACCTCAAGAAAGCCCGGAGGGGAAAATGAGCCAAGAACAAGCGGTGATACCCGAAAGTCTCGGGTCCATCTTTTACCAGATCTCGGACCTGTGCGAACTCTGCGGCAGCATCGCCAAGAGCAAGGGTTTCGATACCGGCCAACACGGGACACAGGTTGCGCTGGTAGCTACGGAGGTTGCCGAGGCCCTGGAGCATCTGACGCTGCCCGAGAACCCGGTAACGGCGGCGTTCATCAAGGGGCTGCGGATGCTGGTGCAGGAGTTCGAGACGTATCGCAAGGAGGCCGAAGGCTACCGCGACGGCTCCAGCGTGGCGGATCGTGAAAAACTCTATGAAGAGCTGGCGGACATCCTGATCCGCGTCTTCTCCTATGCCGGGGGCAATGGGCAGGGCGGCCTGCTGGCAACGGCGCTGCTGACGAAGATCGAGAAGAACGCGGCCCGCCCCTATCTGCACGGAAAGGCTTTCTGATGATCGCAACCCTCATGCTCTGGATCGGCCTTGCCGCCAATGCGCACCCGGCCCCGCCCGTGCGCACCATGCCGCCCGCGACTCTGCCCAGATCGGTTGAGATACCGACCCGGCCTGACGGTGACGGCATGAGCAAGCGCCAGCGGAAACGACTGCTGCGGCAACATGGGCGAGGTTAAGGAAGTGCCCTGCTGTGCCCTGTGCGACGGCAGGATCGACTATTACGGCGAAAAGAAGGTTGACGTTGTAGCGAGGTGCCGAAAATGCGAAAGCCGGTGGACGCTGGACAGCAAAGAGGAAAACCCTGTGAGAATGCGCGTCGTGCCTACGCAGGAGCAAATGAGCCTGCCGGATGTTCAGAGCCAGCTTCGTGCCCGTGCTACGCAAGCCTTCACGCCTCAAAGGTGAACGAGAAGGAGAAATGAACTTGTTGACTAACCCCATCACCGGCTGCGGCGGGAACTGCACCTGCTCCAGCAACAACGAGAAGCAGCCCAAGTCCATCCCCAGCGAAAGCCCGTTCATGTGGGATCTCGTTCTCAAAGATATCGATGAGCGCGACAAGATGGGCGAGAAGAAGCACGGCGTTCGACTCCGGGCCCACAACGGGCGCGACGTGCTCAAGGACGCCTATCAGGAAGCCCTCGACTTGACCGTCTATCTCAGGCAGGCGCTTTACGAGCGTGACGGGAAATAACCCGTGGCCCTGAAGACGAACCGCGAATACACCCAGGACGATTTCAAGCGGTTCTCCCGCCAATTCAAAGCCGTCCGATCCGCCAAGAGCGAGAAGCGGACCCAGGCCGTCGGGACGCTGACCCCGACCCTGCTGCGAAAGCACCTCAAGTCCGGCAAAGATCTGGTGCTGGATTACGGGCGGCAGGGGCTCACGGTTCAGTACAGCCTTCAGGATCTCCAGAAGTTCGCCAAAGAGGCGGATGCCGCCGCAAAGAAGTTCGGCAAAGACACAAAGGGCGTCCCGGCGCTGCAACTGGTATCCGCCAGCCAGTCTATCGACCTCGCCAGGGCGAATAACCGGGTCAAGGACGGCAGCGGCATCCGCACCGCCGTCCTCTACGCCGTCCGGGGGGATGAGACGCATTTTCGGGTCAACGCCTCAGACCGCAGCGAGCACCGTCACCATCAGGTAAGAATCCGCCTCGAAGAGTGGAACAGCGCCGTGACCGGCATCGAAGCCCCCCTTCCGGCAGCGCGGCGCGTCGCCAAGGGGCGGATCTCTTTTGACTGCGACTGCGGGCGGCATCAATACTGGTATCGGTACATCGCCACCATCGGCGGCTTCGCCCTGCGGCCCTTCGAGCATGCCTTTCCGAAAATCCGAAATCCCAAGCTGCGCGGGGCCTGCTGCAAGCACGTCCTGAAGTGCATCAGCATGCTGCAATCGCCGTCCGTCCAAGGGATTCTCGCCAAGAAGCTCGAAGAGCAGAGCGCGGCGGTTTCCTTCACCGGCGACCCGAAGCGCGTCGCCAAGTACCTCAAGAAAGATGAGGTCAAGAAGACAGAGCGAGCCCGGAAGCAGTTTGAAGAGCAGGAAGCACAAAAGGAATGGCAGCTCTACAAGAAGGCTCAAGAGGCCTTTGCCCGGAAAGCATCGAGCAAGGCCACCAAAGACGCACAGGAACGACTCAGGGAGGCGAACAAGAAAGCAATGCGGGCCAAAATGGAGAGGGCCGTAGCCGAGAAGGTTGCGAAGAGGGAGATCGAAGAGCGCAGGCGGCTGCAAACGCAGGTCCGCAACCAGTGGACCGGCATTCTCAAGACCCTGGCGGCGACCGGGGCCCCGCTGGAGACGATGATCGATAACTTGGTAAAGAACACGCCTGGGGCATCCAAAGACGACCTGATGCAGATAGCCAAGGATGAGGGGCTGCTATGACCTTGAAGCCGAGGGATTACCGCGATACGGCAGCCGCCGTAAAGTCGAACCTGCAAACGCATATCGACATGCACCCGGACGCCTTCGAGGTGCTGCTGTTCGTTCCTGATTATTCGACCGCCGAAACCGTGGCCGAAAACGCCGATGTCGTCGGGGCGCTGGACCTGGATGAGCGGCACATGGAATACCGCGACCCCATCGAAGCGCGGGCCGTGCGCGTGCGCCTGCCGTCTCCCTTCGCCATGGGGCTGGTGGATGACGGCGGCGACGAAAACGACGGGCAGACCGATGAGCCGATCCTCCTGCTGCTGAGTGAAAACGACGTGCCGAAGCAGACCGTTATCCAGTTCGAGGAATACGTCAACCAGGACGAGGCCGTGATCGTCAACTACTACGTTCAGAACAGCGAGGCCATAGGCAGCGCCCCGCATATCTGGAAAAAGCACTTCTGCGTCCCGTTCCGGGCCTTCGGCGACGGTGAAAGGAACACGCCATGATCGAAACCAGCGAACTCCAGGCCGTCGATTTCGCCATAGGTGCTTACATTGCCGCCGCCTTCACCGGGCACAACCCGAACACCGGGCCGAAGGAATGGCAGGGATTTCTTGCCCGGCCCACGAATCGGCAGATCTTCCGCTACGACGGGGATATGCCCGCCGATGTCCTCAAGGCCGTGCTGAAGCAGAAGGCCGGGGCCCGCGCCGCTGACGGGAAGACCACAAACGCCGTGGATCTCCCGCTGGCCTACTACACCCGCAAGCCGGGCCTGACCAACGGGGATCAGTATGGAAACGTCCGGGGCCGCTGGGGCTACAACGACGCCCTGAGCAACGCCTACCAGCTCGAAGTCCTGCCCTGTCAACTGGAATACACCTTGCGCTTCGCCTCATGGGATAAGCCCTCCCTGGATAAGCTGTGCTTGGCGTGGTATCGCCATGCCGCGTTCAATGACGCCTTCACCGTGCCCTATCGCTTGGGAGCGGACGTGTTCGATGTCCGGGCGGCGATCAATGACCACAAGGCCGTATTGCTCACCGACGAGAGCAAGCAGCGCAGCGAGGGGCGGCTGTTCATGGTCTCAACGTCCTTGACGGTCAACACGCAGCTCATTTTCGGCGAAGGCGCGACCCCGGCGGACCCGGTGACGGTCATCTTCAACATGACGGAGTTCATACGGTAATGGCGGACATCCTCGTCCAGCGAATCACCCATAAGCGCAGCGGGCAAGACCTGGATCTGTCGTGGCTGAGTTCCTTCACGCTGGTGGAGACCATGGATCTGTCCGGGCCGAGATTCGAGTTCACCCTGAGAGACCCCTACCGGCTCTTCCGGGACGATCTCCGCGTCGTTGCAGGGGATGAGTTCGAGGTTTTTCTTTCAGACCGCTTCGGCGAGGATCAGCTTGACCGCGTTTTCAGCCTCACGACCACGACGCCGGTTGTCAAAGGCGACTATGTGACCTTCCAGGGGTTCGAGAGCACCGTTTGGGCACTGAAGCAACCGGCCAAGAAGGCGCAGCTCTTCGCCCGCAAACCCATCAAGACCATCCTGGCTCAACTGGTGCCGGGTAAGCATCAGGCCGGGCGCTTCCCGGAGGCGACCTATCACCTCTTGCCAGGAATGCGGCCCACGAAGCTGCTGAGGCAAATGGCGACGGAAAACGGCGCGGCTTGTTTCTACCGGCGCGGGGTTCTGCACTTCGAGGCCCTGGCGGATCTCTTCGCCGCCGAAGCCGCCATGACCTACTTTCACAACGCCCCGAGGGAGCCGCTTTCCGTCGCGCACTACAGCCTTCCCGGAGCGGCCTCGTTGATTCGGGACCGCATTGACCGGCAGTACATCGGCTGGGACATGGTGCGGGGGCCAGTGCGGGGCAGCAAGGGCCGGGGCGAACCTGAAGAGTTCCTTCCCTGCCGGACGCCGTTTGCGCTCGACAATCACTGGACCCTTCCGGTCCCGGCTATCGATTTCACCGCCAGCGGGAACGGAGGCATTGCTCCAGGGCTGACACTGGCGCTTCGCTTTGCCGTGGAGCGTGTGGATAGCCCATTGGATGAGTCCGTGCCCGAGAAGGTGCTTGTGGAGTCCGTGGCGCACCATTACCAATCGCAGAAATACGTCTGCCGGGTGAAAGGGGCCGTCCTATGAAAAAACAGCACGACAAGGCCGAAACAAGCCGCGTCTTCGGCGAGGTTCCGGCGCAAGTGGTCAGCGTGGATGACCCGGAAGGGATGTTGCGCGTTCAAGTCCGACCCGTGGGCATCTTCCCCGACGACGTTCCCAAGAGCGGCCTCCCCTGGGCCGAATACCGGCTACCCCTGGGGGCCAGGGCCAACGAGGGCGGATTCTGCCCGGTGAAAACGGGTGATTGGATCTGGGTCGATTTCCCGTACCAAGGCGATACCCGCCGCCCGAGGATCACCGGCTCTATGCACTTCGCGCCGGGCAAGGTGCCGGACGTTCCCCACGAAGCGTTCTCCGGGGCGCAAGCGCATGAGCACTCGCGCACGGGGGGCCAGCCTGCGCCGGACCCGAGCGCCTACCATGAGGACGTTGTTTTCACTCAGCACGGCATTTCGATCCAGGTCAAGCGGCAAGGGGCTGTCTCCGTCGTCCACCGGGCCACCGGGTCAGAGATCGCTATCGACAAGGACGGGAACATCATCATTCACGGCCAAGGCGATTTGTACGCTTCAGCCGAAGGGAACGCCGAAATTACCGTGGGCGGCAACGTGGATGCCGCCGTCACGGGCAACTTGACGGCGGATATCACGGGCAGCACAAGCGTTACCACGGAAACCGCCACGGTAACGGCAACCAGCGTCAACTTGACGGCTCCGCAGACAACGTGCAGCGGGAACTTGGCCGTTCAGGGAGCGTTGACCGTGGCCGGGACAGCCGTTGTGACCGGGGCGCTCTCTTCGGCAACGAGCGTTTCCGACCCGACCGGGACCATGGCGGCTATGAGGGGCGTTTACAATACGCACACGCACCAGGAGACGGGCGACGGCGGCGGGACGACCTCGACGCCGAGCGCGCCGATGTAGACAGGAATAAAAAAGGGCCTTGTTCGCAAGGCCCTTTGAGGAAAGAGAAAGAGATACCCTATCGGTCTAAGGGCATTCCACAAGTCGGATTTGAATGTTATGTTTTCTGGCTTCCTCCAGCAGCCTAGAATAATCGCCGCGATTCTGTGCCCCATTGACGACATGGAGCGCTTTCCCGCTGATTGACTTCATCTTGCTCACCCGTGTGACGTAAACCATTCTAGAAAAACCAAACCTGCGCTTATGTGCATAGGCCTTTGCGTCGGCGATATTGCGGGCCAAAACGAAAATAGTGTCGGTCTTTTCAGTCTCTTGTGCTTCACCCATGATACACAACCTCCCTTGTTTCTCATTTTTACTGGTTTTGATACGCAAAAGGGCGAAGAGGCCCCTATTTCCTCCGCTCTTTCGGTCCAAGCCCGGACACGTCACCGACGCCTTCCGGGTACGTCGATTCGTCAAGCTCTATTTCCTCCGAACAAAGCTCGAACCTGCCGACCATATTGGTACAAAACCAGCGGTCATAGTCCCAACCGCAGCCATGAACGAAGGTCATGGCTTCCTTGCAGACGGGGCACTCAGGAGGCTGCTGCATGGTTGCCCTCCTTCCGCTTGGCCGACAGGGCCGTTGTCAATTCCTGCGCCAAGCGCACGGCATCGGTAAGCCCTAGCGAACGCTCTACCAACCACAGATCCCTCAACAGCCCCGCAGCCCGAGACTCGAATCCGGCCAAGTCGTTATCGACAGGCCAGAACGCGACAAGGGCTTCGTAGATGTCGCCGAAGTGCTTTTTCGGGTCTTCTCCTTCGCGGCAAATCAGTTCGATGATGGACCCGCCCGGAACCTTGAACCGGGTTGCATTATCAATGAGCCAACGAACATCCCCCTTCCCGTCCTGTATCAGGGTCAGCCGCTTGTCGCCGCTAATCGCGCCAAGGGCGATCCCCATCTCAAAAACCATCTTCATTGCGGCTTTGCTTTGTGTGTCGTTCATGCTCCCCCTGCCAGTGCAAGTTAAGTGCGGGCTCTATTCCCCTCTTCCGGGGCTCCTGTCCATTGCACCCGCCGACAATGGACCATAGGGGGCCGCTCTCCCCCTTGCCGGGTAGGCTCTCGGCAGGGGGAACGGAACAGGGTCAAGGCCCTGCTGCCTGCCGGATCTCGCGGGTGCGTGCCATCCCGACGCGCCTGCGTTTGTGACGGTGAGGGCTGGCGAAACCCAAGACCGGGTGATTTTAACGAGCCACCAACTCGCGGCGTTACTTGCCCGTAGGCTTTCCCACCAATTGCCGCCTCGCATGGTGAAACAGTAGTCTCACACCGTATAAATGTCAACACAAAAAAGAAGAGAAGAAGGCAACAGCGATCTTTTCCGCGTAGACGCCCGAAATCTTTTGCATTTGCGCCTGTTTATCCGTTTTGCCGCCGGGTTGTAGGCTGCAAGAGATTTGTAAAGTGGCGCGGGTTGGCCGCGCAAAACGTCCACCAAAGAAAAAGGAGCAAAACCAATGCGCGGAACTGATCAGTACGATAATCAGGTTGCCGACGTACTCGACAAGGCCACCAAGCTGAAGAAGGCTATTGTCGAGCCCGTCATCGACCCCCAAAACGGCAAGTTCATCCTGGAGAGCGGCAAGCGCAACGAGCGCCTTGAGGCCGAGACTCAGCACACCATTTACGAGTCCTGCGGTCCCAACGCCGCCTTTATCCAGGCGACTCACTCCAACGCCGTGCGGCAATACTGCCTGACCCGTGGCCGCATGCCCTCCGACGACCTGCTGGCGAGCGCCTACGCCGCCACTGAAAACGCTATCGCGGTTTCCCATGGTAACGCTAAGGGCGTGGGCATCTTCGAGAGCGCAAAGCTCGACACCGCCGACAGCGCCCAGGCCATGATGCGAGATCGCATGATCGCCCTGATCCTGCCCGGCATGCTCCAAAGCGTGACCGGCAATATCGTGTCGTTCATCCCCGGCCAATTCAATCAATCCGAGATCTTCAAGGTGGACCGTATCGCCGGGAAGACCTTCGGAGACCTGACCGCCGGTGACATCATCACCGACACCTACAGCGGCCAGTACAGTGCCATGGATCAGCGCTTCCTGACCGGCACCGGAAACGGCACCATCACCGGCTCCAGCAACGAGTTCGATTTCAACTCCACCGCCGTGCTGGGCGCTGCCCATGCGATCAAAAAGAAGTCGGTTCGCGTTCTCCATGATCGCAACGTCATTGCCCGCGACGACGCCGCCGGGAACCTCTCCGGAACCTACCAGGGCTTGACCGTCACCGGAACCGTGGACTACGCAACCGGCGTTGTGCATCCCGTGTTCTCCACCGCCCCTGCCAACGGCATCCAGGTTCATGTCATGGTGGATATCGACATCGAAAAAGATCCCACCCTGATTCCCACCGTGAATCATGAGATGGACAGCCGGGTTCTGTATCCCCATGAGAGCGCCATCGCCGCCAGCACGACCCTTCAGGCCCTTTGGGGAATGCGCCGCGAGTTCAACCTGAATCAGGATAACATGGCAATGACCGCCATGAGAAACCTGCTGGCAGCCGACAAGGACCGCAAGCACCTCAAGGATCTCTACTTCTTCCGCAAGGGATCTCAGTCCTTTGATTACACCGTGCCCGCGACCGGCATCAGCCCCCAGGACCACTACGAGACCCTTCGTGCCGTCCTGCTCACCATCGATGCGAACCTGCTGGCCGCAAACCGCAAATCCGGCCTCGTCGGTATCGTGGCCGATACCAAGTCGGCCTCCATCTTCAAATCGATGCGCATGCCCCACTTCGAGCCCGCCCCCGGCTACCGCCGCATTGCGCAGCCCCATTATGTGGGCCGCCTCTTCGGCATGTGGGATCTCTACGAAGACCCCCAGGGCACCGATTACGACTGCCTCTGCTTCGCCAAAGGCACCGGCATCGGCGAGGCGTCCTATGTGGCTGGCGATGCGGTTCCGGCCATGGCGTTCAAGCATTCGATGCTGACCGACCTGAAGTACAAGAACACCCTGTGGGAGCTGGCCTACCGCGACCTTCAGCCCTTCGACGGACGCGACTACCTCACCACCCTCTCGCTGGTGAACGCATAAGCTGACGGCAAACAGGCCCCCCTCACCGGGGGCCTGTTGACGAAAGGACGCAGGTCATGAAATTTAAATTCACGAATCACAGTGTCAGCGGCATGAGCCGGGCCTATCCCGCCCACCGCTTTACCCTGAGCGTCCCTGGCCGTGCCTCCGTTGTCCTTGACGTTCCCGAAGAGATCCGGGAAAAGGTTATTGCCTACATCAACCAGCGATTCCCTGCGATTTCGATTTCGGAAGTCGAGCCGGTGAAGGCCAAGGAAACGGCGGATGCGCCGGAGCCCGAGGCAGACGTACCCGAGACCGATGAAGTCGAAGGCGAAGAGGGCAGCGCAGTCGAGCAGGAAGATGGAGCGCCGGAGCCCGATCAGCAAGAGCAAGTCGAGGCGAAGCCCCCCGAGAAGAAGGAAGTCGCCCCCAAGCCCGGCAAGCCCGGAAGACGCGGCAGGAAGCGCCAGGAGCCCTAAATGAAGAAGAAGACCATCACCAACGCGGCTGATATCACCGTCCTGCCGCTTCAGGCAAACGCCACCCTGAAAACAGGGGGCGGGCCCGTATCCGTCGGAGCTGTCGCGCTCATGGCCTCGCAGGGGCCGGTGATGCAGGTGACGCAAGTAACGGCGGACAACTGGCAGGACATTTTCGGAAAGCCCTTGCCCAAGAAGTCCGTGGGCATGGAAGGGCTTCGCCACCTCGCGGATGCCGTGCGAGATTGCGACTATGTGAACGTGGTTCGCGTGGTTGCCAGCGACGCGGCATTCCCTACTCTGGCGCTGGTTCTGGCCGACGGCACCATCGCCACCGGAGCCCTCGCCTACGGGACCGCTGTTGCCAATGGCGCGGGGCACGTCTTTACGGCGTGGCCGATTGACGGCAACCCTTCGACCAATCGCAGCTTCGAGATTGCCAATGTCATCAATGATCTTGGCGCATACGACACCGATGCCGTTTACGCCGTGAACGATGTCGTTTCAGTGACGGGCGGCAAGCTGATCTGCGTCGCCCCGCACATTGCGACCGACACGGACCCGACCCTGGCCGCCCCGACCGTCCGCTGGAAGGTCTACGACGGCCAGTACGACAACCGCGCAACGCTCAACTTCTACGACAAGGACGATGAGGGGGTTGAATACCTCCTGGAAACCTACCTCGTAGGCTTCGACCCCTCCGACGTGGACGATCTGGGCCGCAGCGCCTTCATTGAAACCGTCCTGGAGCAGCAATCCGACCGCTTCCGGTGCGACTACGATGAAGAACTCTCCTTCGCAACCATCCTCACGGCGCTTCAAACCGCCAGCGGGACCAAGACCGCCTTTACCGGCGGCAGCAACGGCGGGACGCCCGTGTCCGCCGATTGGGTAGCGGCCTGGGACATTTTCCGGAATCAGGACTTCGCCGCCGATCTCATGTTCGCCGCCGGGAACTACGATGCGACGGTGCTGGCGAACTGCATCGATATCGCCGACGACCGCCATGTATCGTTCTTCTTCGACGTGCAGCCCGCCCTGCCCCCGGACCAAGCGCTGACCTGGCTCAAAGGGACCGGACTCCAGGGACGGCAAGCGGCTGTCTATTACAATCCCTATTCGGCCACCGACGCCTATTACGGCGGCAGCACCATCTGGGGCGTGTCGGGCGAAGCGGCGGCGGCCTGCGCCAAAGGGGCCCAGAACTTCACCGGGGCAACTCCCGGCGTTCACTACGCCCCGGCGGGCACCGAGCGGGCGCGGCTTTCCCGCACCGGCATCAAGGCTTTGCATCCCAACGACGTGATCAACCGGGACGACTTCTACACCGCCCGGATCAATCCCGTCATTTCGGGCCAGTTCGGCGGCGCGGTCATTGATGACTGCCTTGCCCTCTGGTACAAGCAGGACTACCGCCGGTTCATCTGGGTCAACCGGATCGCCAACTACATCGATCATCGCTTTGTCGAGGGGGCCGCAGCGCTCAAGTTCGAGCCCGACGGCCTGACCCGCACCGGCCTCGCCAACGTCATGACGCAAATCCTGGACGAAATGGTGAACTCCGGCGCTCTGGTTCCTCCCCGCGACCCTGCGGACGGGACCGCGCCCTATACTTTCACCATTACGCAGCAGGAGATCGATTTGTGGCTGGTGGATTGGGCCATCTGCCCCACGGGCGCGGCACGGCGTATCGCCGGACAGCCCCGCCTCATCAAGTAATCAGCGCCCCGGCCATCGCCGGGGCCCTTCAATAATGACGGAGTGACGTTATGAGCAGAAACGTGGTGGATTTCAATTACTTCGACGAGACCGGCGTAGGCGCGATCTTCGGTGACGTTCCCGATCTCACCCTGCCCTCGGGGGCGCGGCACGGGGTCAACATTTTCGAGGCGGCTGGCGACAGCATGGGCGTTGCCGAGTTCGGCGAGCAGCAGCTTCGCAGCGCCGCCATGGGCGCAGCCCTGGCCTGGGCCTCTGAAGGCAACTTCACCTATGAGGACATGAACGCCGCCGTGTTCGTCATGGCCGATGCCGACGGTGACGAAGAACTCAGCGACGAAGAAGAGGCCTTTGTCGGCGAGCTGTTCCAGGGCGTCGCCAATGCCCTCCTCACCATGGGCGCGGACAGCGAGGATGTCGAATCCTTCCTGGACGACGAAGATGATGAAGCCGGGGCCCGTATCGGCGCGGCCGTCTCCGGCAAGCTTGACGCCAGCGACAGCGACGATGAGACCCTGATCGCCAAGTACGCCGTTTCCGGTGACATGGTGCTTGAGGCCACCATCAAGGTTGTTCGCGGCGGCAAAGTCGTGCTGAAGAAAAAGCGCGTCGGACGGCCCAAGAAAATGAGTTCCGCCCAGAAAGCCGCCCTGAAGAAGGCCCGCATGAAGGCCTTCACCGGAGCCGCCAAGCTGGCCCGCAAGAAGGCCATGAAGATGCGCACCAAGCGCGGCCTGTAACAAAACGCCCCCCAAGCCTCTGCCGAAGGCGCGGTAACTCCTTCGCCAAGGCCGGATCGTTCCCGGCTGGCATGCTCAAACCGGGGGGCTTTTTTCTAAAAAAGGACGGCCCGTGGCAACCATCATCGGAAACGCAGACAAGAAGCTCTCACCCTACCTCAAGGCTTGGATCAAGCCCGAGGGCCAGGATGTGCTTATCTGCGCCGCCATCGGTCAAGGAACCTCACGGCAGCTTCAGGCCAACTGGAACAGTCCCTTTGAGCAATCGAGCATCGGGAGCGTTTTCGAGAAAACGGCAGGGCTGGTGCAGCTCAAGACGGGCCGCACCGCCCTGACCACTCTCAACAGTGAACAGATCTGGGAAGGCAACCGACCCACGACGTTCAATCTCGTTCTCCAGTTCTACGCCCTGGCGGACGCCTTCAACGAGGTCATGAGGCCCTTGGCGGCCCTTGAAGCCATGGCGAGCCCGCAGGTCAATGCCGGTATCCCATTGGATATCGAGAAAGCCGCCGGGAACATCCTGAACGCCGTGACCGGGGAATCTCAAGGATTCGACGTGGGAGACGCCACGGGGCGGCTGCCCCCGGCCTTGACGCTCAACATCGGGCGCAACGCCGTCATGACCAATTGCCGGATTGAGAGCATGGACACCCCGCTCGACAAGGAGCGGGACCGCAACGGCCACCTGATCCGGGCTGAAGTATCTCTTCAAATCGCCACCAAGGCCATGCTGAACGCTTCCGACATTCCCGCGTCCTGGGGCATCGGCAGCAAGACACTTTTCTAGGGAGGCTGAAAATGCCCAACATCAGCAGCAGCACGGGGAGAATTCCCCTCGTAAAAAAGTCGTACCGAAAGCTTATGAGCCTTGGCGAAGGGGTCAACGGCGCGGATTTCCGCATGGTATTCGACTACGGCCCGCTCAAAGACCATGAGTTTCTGGTGCAGACGACGCAGTTGCCCGGCATCAAGCGCGAGGTCATCGAAGGCAAGGGCCCGCACGGCATCGGCTATCACCAGCAGGGCAATTTCATCAACTTCGGCGAGGTCAACGGCACCTTCAAGGAGGTCATTTCCGGGCTGGCCCTCTCCGGCATCCGGGAGGCCGTGCGCACCAAGGCCTACTTCAATGTGACCATGGGCCTCGTCTCTGAAAGCGCCGGGGGAAGCCCTGCCGCCGCAACCTGCCGACTGGAAGACTGCTGGATCGAGATGGACCCGGCGGATCTCGGTGTCGAAGACGGGGCCCAGATCGTCAAGCCGCCTTTCATCCTGCATTACAACTGGGTCGATTGGCTGGATCGGAGCGGTCGAACCCTTGGATGGGACGACAACGGAGACATCATCTCCAGCCTTCTCAACACGCTTGCAGGATAATCGCCCATGAAACCGCTTGAGCTTCTTCAGGAAGTCAAGGCGGAATTCCAAGTCATCTATCTCGAAGACTCTGTGCTGAATGGCCTGCTGCGGCGAGCCCTCGGCACCTACCAGGACAAGGCCGGGCCGGTCAAGACAATCTCGTTTCCAGCAGACGAAACCGTTCTTGACCGGCCCGCCGACTATCTGGCCTGTGCCGGGGCCATGGACGCACGGGGCACATGGGTTGAGATCGTTGATTCCGGGACCGCCGAGGCACCGACGCTGACCGCCCTCACGGGCGATAGCGACGTTCTGCCGATCCAGCTTCGCTACTTCGTGGATCTGCGCAACAACGCGACCAACAAAACCTATGAGCTGCCGACGGAAAGTATCGGCCTGCTCCATGAATACCTCTTTGCCCTCATCGATATCCCCAACACCCGCCGGGAACGTCAAATCTCCCTGACAACGGGGATGCAGCTTGAGCTTCCCGGCGACGAAGAGCTGAGACAGCGCCTTGTCGCCCTGGAGCTGGCGATGGAAGAGAGCAAAGCCATCATCGCGGGGGCACTGGTCCTGTAATGGAAAACTTCAGCCGCCTCAAGATGCTGGCGAAAACGCTGGTGCGCACCCCGTTCAAGCAGCAATGGCAGTGGCGGATAGAAATCGACCCGCCGGAGTGGGCCGTCCGGGCCGGGCGCGTGGACGCAGGAATGCTCAAGCGCCAGATTGCCAAAGGCGACGGCCCGCAGTACCGGGAGTTTGACCTGTTCTGCCGGGACATCTCTTACGGCCCGACGGAGATCACCACGGACCCGGTTCAAATCGGGGCGGTGACGATGAGCTTCCCCACGGGCGCGGCACCCGTTGAGGCCACGATGACCATGAGGGAGCATGCCGATGAGCGCGTTTCCAAGTTCTTCGACTCCTTGGCGGCGCTGGTGGTCAATCCGGACGGGACCGTCAACCTGCCCTATGGCCGCGAGGGCTATCTCTGCAAGGTTCGCCAATACGCGCTGACCGACGAGGCCCAAAGCGTATCCCATGAATGGCTGATGCTCCCGCTTCGGCGCGGAGACGTGACCCAAGCCCAAGACGGCGAGGGCTTGCTCGAATTCCCCATCACCTTCGTTCAATTCCGATCCATAGGAGACTGACGTGATTCCACCGCTCCAACTCCCCAGCGACCCGAAGCGCAAGATCCGCCTGCGCGAGGCCACGGTCAACGACTGCATCGAAATCGCTGGGGCCGATCCTGACCACGAAGAGGAAGTCACCACGGCCTTTCTCGGGCGGGTGCTCGAAACCCCAGGAGAAGATCCGCTCAAATGGACCGCCGAAGACCGGCGGCTGGCGATCTACTGGTACTGGCTGCACACGGCGCGGGACATTGAAATCCCCGTGGATTACGAGTGCCCCTTCTGCCATGGAAACCACGTCTATTTGCAAGACGGGCGCGACATCGCCGCCGAAGCCGTGGATCTCGAAGGCCCTGCATTCCGGGAGTTCGAGCACAGCGGCGAGACCGTGCGGATCGTGCCGCTCTCTGGCGCCGCCGCCGAAGACTTGGAGGTTTCGCGCATTGGCCGGAAAGTGCTAGAAGATGAGGGCAAACACGCCGAACGACGCCGGGCCGAGGTCATGGATCGGATCGATTATCTGGCAATGGTCCTGCGGTTCAAGGACTGCGACCAAGAGAACGCCAAGGACTTCGACACCAGGAAAAGCAGGCTGCTGCGGATGGGCAAAGGCGAGTTCAAGGAGCTGGCGGCAAAAGCGCAGCAGGCCATGGACAGCATGGCCCACGGACTCAGGACCGTATACGAAGCGGGCCGTGTTTATATCGAGCTTCCCGTTCATGTTTGCCCGGTAGCCGGGGGGTCTACCCGTATTCGATTTCCCTTTCGGTGTCACGACTACATTGCAGAGCTATAGCCTGAAGAGCTGGGATGTCATTCTGGACAACCTCTGCAACATGGGCGGTCAAGATCTGGGAGGGTTGCTGAATGCGCCTGAAAGCCGCGTCGTGGCTTTGCATGAGGCGTTCAAGCGTCGCAGGAGTCAGAAGCAATGAGCAACGAGCTTGATAAAACGACCCTTGCGGATCTCCTGGCGGATGCCGACAGCCTGGAGCGCGAAAGCCTTTTCCCGGAGGCGCAGCCCCGCAAGAGCGAAGAGATCGTCTTGCTGGAGCGTATCGAGCGCAACACGGCCCTTCTCACCAGGATGCTACAGCCGGGCCTGCCCGTAGCGAATGCGCGTCGGGCGTCCATTCAGCGCACCGAGCCCCCCCCCCAAGTCGAGAAGGCCGAAGCCGAAGGTAGCGGCGAGCGTTCCGCACGAAGGCAGCCGGAGACAGTTCAGAAAGCCAACCGGACGCGCCCCGAGACGCCAGCGCGGGCCAAGGCGCAAGACCGGCCCGACAGGAAGCCGGAGACGCAGGAGCCCGAGAAGCCCACGAAAACCGCGCCGGGCATCCGGGCACAGCGCCAGCAAATTGACGCCGATTCCGAACGCCCCGCTCCGACAGCCAAGCGCGGCAGCGACGGGAGGTTTCTTTCCGCCGGGGAGAAGGAGCGGCAGCGCCGAAACGACGAGAAGCGCAACAGTGGCCTGATCGGGGCCCTGAAAAAGGGCATCGGCGGACTCTTCGGCGACAAGGGCGAAGAGGTCAAGGACGCCGCTGGCGCGGGCGTGGGCGGACCCTTCTACGAGGCCGCCAAGGAGATCTATCAGGCAACCAGCGACTTGGCCGAAAAGGCTGAGGATGAAAAGGGCATCCTCGCCAGGGTGAAGGGCTTCTTCAGCCGCGACAAAGGCACCGAAGAGGCCGACCAGGAAGCCAGGGAAGAAACAAGGGAAGCCAAAGCCGAAAAGCGCCACAAGGAGCTTGTCGAGGCCGTTCAGGGCATCGAAGGCGGCGACTCTTCGGGATTCCCTTCGGGGGCCGGGAAGTTCATCGGCAGCGCTTTCGGGAGAATCGGCAAGATGCTGGCCCCCTTGGGTTCGGTCTTGGGCGGCGCGGGCCGGGCGGGCGGGAAGCTGTTGGGCGGCGCGGGCCGGGGAATTGCCGGGCTGGTCTCTGCCATCGGGGGCGGGACTCTGGCGGCAGGGGCGGCGGCAGCCGGGGCCGTGGGCAGCGCCGGATATTCAGCCGTCACCGGCAAGGACAATATCATCTCGAAGGCGGCCCAGGCCTTGGGTCTTGTGCCGAAGATCAGCGAAGAAGGCAGCTACGAGATCAGCGCAAAGGAAACGGACGCAGACCGGGCCGAAGTGAACCGGCGCAGCCTGGAATTCACCGAGAAAATCAATCGGCAGCGTGTCGCGCAGGGTAAGAAAGCCCTCCCCTACGATCCAATTACCGGGGAAGTTCTCAGCCGCAAGCAGGTCGAAGCCACGGCGAAAGTGGAGCGACCGCTGAAAAACGAAGCGCCCATTGCCCCGGCAGACGCGAAGCCTCAGACCGTCAAGGTCGAAGGTCTCGAAGAGCTGGTGAAAGACAAGAGCCGCAGCGAAAAGCAGAAGCCGCAGCAATTCGAGGTTCGCCCCGGCGGCGAGATCGTCAACATGGAGTTCGAGGATACCTACCTCAAGCTCATGGCCCATGACAGGGTATAGCCATGCTCATTGAAGAATTCGATCTCCTGATGGAGCTGGACCCTTCCGGGGTTGTCACCCATGGCGACGCGGCTGCCGTGGAGGAACGCCTGACCGAATGGCTGCTGACCCCCGAGGGAGACCATATCGACCTCCCGAGTTGGGGGAATCGCCTCTTCGGCCTCAAGCATGAGCCCCCGAGCGAGAGCCTGAACGTCCTGGCGGAAATGGCGCTGCTGGAGAAGCTGCCAAGGGACGTGAAGGACGTGAATATCCGGGCGGTTGCGGTGGAGTTCACCGAAATCGACCTTTGCGTTGTGCTGATTGATTACGGCCAAGGAATCTATCAAGGCGAGGTAAGGCTGTGATAACGAAACAGGAAGCAATCGACCAATTCAAATCCATCATCGGCACCAAGGCGACGTGGGTTCGGCTGGCAAAGAGTCAGTTCGTTGAGCACATGGCGATCTTCCTGTCCTGGGCGCTGCGTTCGGCGCTCTGGGCTGTCGAGCGGGCCAAGCAGGAGTTCTTTCTTTCAACCGCCGTGAACGATTCGAGTGTTTTGGCGCACGTCGAAGACCGGGAGTATATCCCCCGCAAGGCGACACCTTCAACGGGGGATATCACCGTCACCAACGACGGCGGCGCTCAGGTTTCGATTGCCTTGGGCGTCCCGCTCCAAGGGGAAAACCAGCTTCTCTATGTGACCACGACCACGGCGCAGATCCCGGCGGGGCAGAGCGCGGCGGTAACGGTGGAGCAGGTCGAAGAGAAGACCATCGAACACACCGTCACCGAAGAGAAGGCTTTCTACCAGATCCTTTTCGACAAGGCGGACGCCGCCCGGATGTCGAGCTTCACCGTGGAGGTGGACGGAACCCCCTGGGAGTACGCCCGGCTGTTCCAGAACGTCACGGCTGCGGCCCTGGCCTACGACCAGTTCTACACCCATGACGGGTTTCTCGGGATTCGCTTCGGCAACGGAACCTTCGGGGCGATTCCGGCGGCGGGCGCAGTCGTGACCATCCTGGCCCGGCTGACGGACGGGGAGACCCTGCTCCTGCCGGGCAAGGAGCTGACCCCCGTGGACGAGATCCTGGACGACAATAGCGACCCGGCGAGCCTGACCATTGTGGCCGCCGAAGCCCTGACCGGGGGAGCCGATCCCGAACCCATCTCGGAAACCCGCGTCAACCTGCATTACTGGCCCATGTATAACGACAAGCTGGTATGGCAGGACGATTACGAGTTCTTCATCGCCCGCAATTTCCCGTCTGTCCTATGGTCGAATGTCTGGGGGGAGACGGAAGAGGAAGCCGAAAACGGCGCGGCCCTGGCGAACATCAACAAGATTTTCTTCAGCGCCTACGCGACGGGCAATGCCAGTATCGGCACCCAAATCCTCGCCGCCCTGAACGAGGTGGTCCCGCTCAACCGGAAATTCGAGTTCCGGGCACCCAGCATTTCCCCGTTCACCGTGGCCGTCACCGGCAAGGTTGCCAAGAGCGTCATCGTTGCCGACGCCGTGGCAGACATTCAGGCCGCGCTGACCGCCCGGTACGACAAGGACAGCACGACCCGCCTGGGCTTCGTGAGCCTCAAAGACATCTATGCGGCCATTGATGCAACGGGGCACTTCTCCGACTCCAGGGCCTATTTCGAGGTTGCCGTGGGCGGAACCCTGACTCCGACCATGCTGCACGAACTGATTGATTTCGATCTCGCCGGTTCCACCTTTACCCTGACCTATCTTTGAGGCTGACCGATGCTGTCCTGGCTGAAAAAACGACTCGCCAAGTTCCGGCAGGAAAGCGACCGCTGGCAAGAGCTGGCAGAGGCCAACGAAGAACTTTGGGAGCAGGAATTTTACCCCGAGTTCGACCGCGCCGTCGCGCTTCGCTCCATCT